CGCGAATGGCGCGCCAGCACCATCGGCCCCGAACGGCTCATCCCCGGCGACATCCCCTACCTCCTGGCGCACCTCGACTGGGCACAGGACCACATGCCACACGCCCAATGGGACTTCCTGGCCGCCAACATCGCGGGCGTCCACGGCAGGGTCCAGCACCTCGTCCACCCCGACCGCCTCCACGAAGGCACCTGCCCCACCTGCGGCGCCCGCATCGAATGGATCCTCGGCGACCACGGCAAGATCAACATCCCCATCTGCCCCAACCACCACAAGATCGACAACCTCACCGCCCAAACACTCCGCAGGCTCAGGGCCGCCGACCAAGACGACGCACCAGCATGGGCCACAGCCGCCGAACTCCGGTCGCTCTACCCCGACATCCGCTTGCGCACCGTCAGCGAGTGGGTACGCCGCGGGCATGTCCGCACACAAGGCAGCCGCTACTGCCTCAACGACGTCGCGCCACGCTGGGAGGACATCCGCAGACAGCGCGCCTCGTGATACACTGTGTACTCGTCGGGGCCGGACCACGTCCAGCCACCACACACAGAGCCGGGTTGCCAACGTCGAGGCACCCGGCTCGAACTGTGCTCAGGCAACACCAAGCCCCCGGGACCGTCGAGTCTCGGGGGCAGGTGCCGTCAGCCTTCCGGAGGGAACGGATCAGGTTTCCCAACCGTGCTCCGGTCGCGGATGACGTTGTCATCCTTGCGATGAATGAACACGTCTCCACCGCCAGATCTCTCAGCGAGTCCCCGAGCAGCATCGTATGCCTGGGCCTGAGTGTCGAACCGAGCAGCGGCGCGCGAAGCCCCGGACTTCTTTGCGCCCCAATCTCCCGTCGATTTGTCGTGCGTCACGTGATAATCAGCCATATCTATCACCTCCTCTCATCCTTTCAAGAGTATGCGTAGCCGTAGGCACCTGACCGTCGTTCGCCGCCGACTACCATCGGCCACATGGAGGACCGCCTACGCCGCTGGGAACACGCCACCGAATGGCCACTCACCACGGCAGCCATCGCCTTCCTCATCGCCTACAGCTGGGAAGTCATCGCAGACCTCATCGGCCCGCCACGCACCGCCGCCGAAACCATCATCAATGTCACGTGGGCGCTCTTCGCCGTCGACGTCGCAGTCCAACTCATCCTCACCACCAACCGGTGGACATGGGTCAAGAAGCACCCCGTCGAGCTCGCCAGCGTCATCCTCCCCATGCTCCGACCTCTCAGGCTCCTCCGACTCGTCACCCTCATCAGCGTCTTCCAGCGCACTGCCGGCCACGGACTCCGAGGACGCATCGCCATCTACACTGCCGGATCAGCCGCACTCCTCACATGGGTCGGCGCCCTCGCCGCACTCGACGCCGAACGCCACGCGCCCGACGCCACAATCACCAGCCTCGGCGACGCCCTCTGGTGGGCATTCGCCACCATCACCACAGTCGGCTATGGCGACACCAGCCCGACCACGACAACCGGCCGAGCCGTCGCAGTTGCTCTCATGATCGGCGGGATCACAGTCCTGGGCGTCGTCACTGGCACCCTCGCCAGCTGGCTCGTCAGCTCGGTCTCCGACGAAGAAGCCGAAGAGCAAGCCGCAACCCGCGAGCAGGTCGCCCAACTCTCCGCCCAGGTCGAAACACTGACAGGGCTACTCCAAGACCAGGCGGGGACCAACACCCAGGGGGCACAAGCACATGGGGGGCACGCCAGACCGGGGGGTACCCAAGGCCCGAGGGAGGTCATCCCGCCGGTGGACTGAGACCATCCGACCCGGATGCCGACGCCGCGACCAAGACGCCAACGCGCCATGCTGGATCTGCGGGCAACCCATTGACTACACGCTCCCCAGTGGCCACCCAGACAGCTGGAGCCCGGACCACATCTACACCGTCCACCAGCACCCCGAGCTCGCCGAAGACCCCGCGAACATCCGCCCATCACACCTGTCCTGCAACAAGAGCCGCAACGACGCGACCACCGCAACGACAGCACTCGGCAACCAGTCCCGCGCGTGGTGACACGCTCGGGATAGGGGCGTTCGGATCACGGGAAACCGCATCTGCGGCGGCGAGGGAGCCGGCAGTCCTCCTCTCCCCCCGGGGTGGGGAGGGGGTCGCGCGCGCGGGCGCGCGCGAATATGCGTGGCTAGATAACGCTAGGCGGTAATTGTATGGCTACCGAAGAACGGCGTGTGGTAATCCTGTGTGGTCCTCCGGGCGCTGGGAAGACGACGGTGGCCCGCGCGTCTGGCCTCCGGGTGTTCGACCGGGATGATCCGCAGTGGGAGTCGGAGCGCCAGTTCACTCAGGCGCTCTCTGCCCTTGGGCGCGATCGTGGTGCTCGCGCGGTGGTGATTCGGTCTGGGGCGTCGTCGTCGGCTCGGGCGCGGTGGTCTCGGCTGGTCGTGGCGACGCACGTGTTCGTGGTCCTGCTGCCGCCAGCCGAGTGTGTGCGGAGGGTGCGTGAGCGGGGCCGGTCTGATCTGGAGCAGGGGATCGCGGCGATTCCGAAGTGGTTCGTGTCGTTCGACGATCGGGACGGCGTCCGGCCGTTCCCCGGCTGGTCGGCCTTGGGTGAGTCCGGCGCGTCGTTGGGTTCGTCGTCGCGGAGGTGGTGACCAGTGAGCACTGAGGTTCGTGACGCGCTGGACGAGGCCGTCAGGGCCGCGTCACACCTGTCCGACCTGGACGCCGCTGCGGTTGCTGCGGCGCAGGCATTGGCGGACAAGATCGACGCGTGGGACGTGATCGTGGACTGGGCGCATGAGGATGCGGCGGAGACGGAGAGTCGTCCTCGGGTGCCGGACAACGACAACGTGTCGCTGGCCACGTTCTTGAAGTACCTAGATCAGCTGGGCCTCACGCCTGCGGCGCGGCATGTGCTGGAGGAGAAGAAGGCTGGTGGTGGCGGTGGGAAGCTCCAGTCGCTCCGGCAGGGAGAGAAGGCGCGAGCGGCTCGGAAGTGAGACGCCTCGGGTGTTCACTCCTACGCTGCGGGAGTTGACTCCGGAGACGTCGGCGGGGTTCGCGTGCATCGAGTTCTCCGAGCAGGTGCTTGGCATCAGCTTGTTCCCGTGGCAACGTTGGCTACTGGTCCACGCGTTGGAGCTGGTCGAGGATGGGACGTTCCGGTTCCGGACAGTCGTGATCCTCGTTGCCCGCCAGAATGGCAAGTCGACACTCGCGCAGGTCCTAGCCCTGTTCTTCCTGTACGTGCGTTCGGCTGGCCTGGTGATCGGGACGGCGCAGAACTTGGACATCGCGGAGGAGGTCTGGTCGGGCGCGGTCGAGATCGCGGAGGACGTTCCGGAGCTGGCGGAGGAGATCAAGCGCGTCACCCGCGTGAACGGGAAAAAGGCGCTGGAGCTGGCGACGGGGCCGCGGTATAAGGTGCAGGCGGCGAACCGTCGCGGCGGCCGCGGCCTGTCGGGTGACCTCGTGATCTTGGATGAGCTGCGGGAGCATCAGAACTGGGACGCGTGGGGCGCTGTCACCAAGACGACACTGGCTCGCCGGTACGCGCAGATCTGGGCGCTGTCGAATGCGGGGGATGCGACGTCGGTTGTGCTGCGGCACTTGCGGAAGGTGGCGCACTCGGCGGTCGGCGATCCGGACGGGCTGAACCGCGAGATCGGGGAGATCACTCCCGTCGTGGAGGACGCGCCAGACGAGGCCTTGGACTTCGACGAGGACGACGATTCGCTGGGGATCTTCGAGTGGTCGGCGCCCCCGGGGTGCGCGATCGACGACCGGGACGGGTGGGCTGCGGCGAACCCGTCGTTGGGCTACACGCTGACGGAGCGGGCGCTCACTTCCGCGATGCGGACTGACCCGGAGTGGGTGTTCCGCACGGAATGCTTGTGCCAGTGGTCGGACGGCACATTGGAGGGCCCGTTTCCTCCGGGCGCGTGGGATGCGGGCGTGGACCCCTTGTCGGAGATCCCTGAGCGTGAGGCGTTGTCGTTCGCAGTGGACGTTTCGGCGGACCGCGGGCACGCGCACGTCGCGGTCGCGGGCCGGCGCGCGGATGGCGACTGGCATGTGGAGATCGTCGCGAGCCGTGTCGGGACGGACTGGGTGGTGCCGTGGTTCGCGGAGCGCGCGAGCCTGGAGCATCAGATGCGGTGCGTGTTGCAGGCGCGCGGCGCGCCCGTGAGCGGGCTGGCGGACGAGCTCCGGCAGGTGGATGGCCTGGAGGTCGTGGAGTGGCAGGGTGCCGCGCTGGGGATCGGGTGCGGTCGCCTGTGGGACATGGTGGCCGGCCATGTCGTCGACGGGCAGTCGCCTGCCCTGGTGTGGCATCGCCCCCAGCCGGTGTTGGATGTGGCGGCCGCGGTGGCTGTGACGAAGCCGATCGGGGATGGCGCGTGGCTGTGGGACCGGGTGAAGAGCCCGGCGGACATTAGCCCAGTGGTTGCTGTGACGGCGGCCTTGTGGGATGCGACCCGGGTGGAGGAAGCGCCGGCAGTGTCGGCGTACGAAGCGCACGGATTGCTCGTGTTGGACTGACCTGGAAGGGGGTCCCGTTGTGTCACTGCTCGACTCCCTGAAGGCTCTCCTGGGCCGCGGGACCCGCTACGACAACATCGTGTATGTCGGACCCACTGTCAGTGAGGTCATGGGGATGGGTCCGGAGGACCTGTTCCGCACGCAGCCGCACCTGCGGACGGTGACGACGTTCGTCGCGCGCAACCTCGCACAACTGAGTCTCCAGACGTTTGAGCGCGTGTCGGACGCGGATCGGCGTCGGACGATGGACGACCCGGTGGCCTTGCTACTGCGTCGCCCGAATCCGTCGACGACCAGCTACGAGCTGGTGTACCGGCTGGCCATGGACCTGAAGCTGTACGACGTGGCCGTGTGGATGCTGGTCAATGCGGACACGCCGTCGGGGTGGGAGATCTACCCGATTCCTCCGCGCTGGATCAACTCGACGGGTGGCGGCACGGCGTGGGCCCCGCAGTGGATGGAGGTCATCCGGCCGGGCTCAGGGAAGCGCGTGATCCTGGAGAATGCTCCGAGTGAGCCTGCGCAGTTCCTCGCGTTCCACGGGTACAGCCCCTCGGACCCGGCGTCGTGGATGAGCCCCGTCGACGCGTTGAAGGACGTGTTGGCGGAGCAGATCCAGGCGTGGACCTACCGCCAGCAGGTGTGGCAGCGCGGTGGCCGCGTGGGGACGATCATCACGCGCCCGGCTGCGGCGCCCGTCTGGTCGGATGAGGCGCGGAAGCAGTTCGGGAAGGACTGGGCCGCGAAGTGGACGGGCCCGGATGGGCCGAAGGCTGGCGGGACCCCGATCCTCGAGGACGGGATGACGCTCGGCAACGTGCGGTTCAATGCTCGCGAGGAGGAGTGGAGTGAGGTCGCGAAGTTGAGTCTGGCGACGGTCGCGGCGGTCTACCACACGAGTCCGACCATGGTTGGGGTCCTGGACAACGCGAACTACAGCAACGTGAAGGAGTTCTCGCGGATGCTGTACACGGACACGTTGGGCCCGGATATTGCGATGATCGAGGATCGGCTGAACGCGTTCCTGGTTCCGCAGGTGAGCCCGAACGGCAGCGTGTACGTCGAGTTCAACGTGCAGGCGAAGCTGGCGGGGTCGTTCGAGGAGCAGGCGCAGGTCTTGTCAACGTCGGTCGGGCGCCCGTGGATGACGGCAGATGAGGCACGCGGCAGGCTGAACATGCCGTCGCTCGGCGGCGACGCCGCCCAGCTAGTGACACCGCTGAACGTCCTGGTCGGAGGGCAGGCGTCGCCGCGCGATTCAGGCACGCAGAATCTGCGAAGCGGCAGCGCGCCCGGGGTGAAGATGAGCCGCGATTCGGCGGCTGCTCCATTGCAGGTGAAGGCCGTGAAGCGTGACGAGGACGAGAAGTTGGCGTCGGCCACGCTGCGGAAGTTTTTCGGGCGCCAGCGACGCGCGGTCCTGTCCGAGTTGGGGTCCAAGGATCCCGACTGGTGGGACGCGGACCGGTGGGACCGCGAACTGTCGGACGACCTGTACCAGCTGGCCGTGAAGGTGGCTGGCGAGATCGGTGCAGACACGATGCGAGCCCTCGGGTTCGACCCGGACCAGTACAGCGAGGCGCGGACCGTGAAGTTCCTGCGGGCCGTGGCAGACAGCCGGGCGGGGGCAATCAACAGCACGACCCGCGACCAGGTCCAGGCGGCGCTCGACGGCGACTTGGATGACGAGTCGGAGATGGCCACGCCCGCCGGCGTGTTCGACGTGGCCGAAGCGTCGCGCGCGGATCAGGCGGGGACGTCCCTGGCGACGACGCTCGCAGCGTTCGCCGTGACGGAAGCCGGGAAGCAGACGGGGCGTCCGGGTGTGACGAAGACGTGGACGGTCATGTCCACGAACCCGCGGCCGTCACACGCGGCGATGGACGGCGAGACGGTCGGCATCGACGAGGAGTACAGCAACGGTGCGGCCTGGCCGGGCGATGCGGTGCTCGACGTCGACGAGATCGCGGGATGCACCTGCACGAGCACGATCACGATCCCCTGAGGAGGGCACGGCATGTTCACGAAGACAGCGGAGATCCGCGTCAAGGCTGGCCCGGATGACGGGCTGGAGGAAGGTCAGTTCACGGCCTACGCGTCGACGTTCACGCGCGAGCCGGACTCCTACGGTGACGTGGTCGCGAAGGGCGCTTTCGAGGCCACGCTGAAGGACTGGGCCGATTCCGCGTCGACGCTGCCAGTCCTGTTCGGGCACCGCATGGATGACCCGGACTACAACATCGGCGGCGTCCTCGAAGCATCTGAGGACGAGCATGGCCTCCTGGTGAAGGCACAGCTCGACATGGACAGCCCGAAGGCCCAGCAGGTCTACCGACTGCTGAAGGGTCGGCGCATCAACCAGATGTCGTTCGCCTACGACGTCCTGAACTCGGCGGAGGTCGAGGAGGATGGGCGGAAGGTCAACGAGCTTCGTGAGCTGAAGCTCTACGAGGTGAGCGTGGTCGCGCTCGGCGCGAATCAGGACACGGAGGTCCTGGACGTGAAGACGGCAGCCGGCGCGCTGGTGGAGCGCGTGAAGGCGGGGCGTGTCCTCTCGGGGAAGAACGAGAAGGCGCTGACGTCGGCGGTGGACAAGATCCAGTCCGCGGCTGACGAGATTGAGAGCATCCTCGCGACCGTTCGCGGTGGCGATGGTGAAGAAAACCAGGGTGAGGCCAGCGGTCAAGCCGGAGCCAAGGACGAGGAGCCGAAGGGAGTCCAGCTGGGCACAGCCCGTCTGGAGATCCATCCGGCCAAGTCCGAGGGCGACGACGTCAACCCGTCCGCACGAGCCGTGGCGGAACTCGAACTGATCGCCCTCCAGTGAGGGCAGGAAGGAGCCTGAGGTGAACCTCAAGGCCATGCGGGCCGCCGCCCTGAAGGCGGCCCAGGACATCGTCGAGAAGGCGAAGTCGGAGAAGCGGGACCTGACTGCCGAAGAGGTAGCCGAGGTCGAAGCGAAGACCGCAGAGATCAAGGATCTGGACGGGAAGATCGAGCTGGCCAGCAAGGGCCAGGCGCTCGTCCAGGAGCTCGGCGGCCTGGCGCCCGGGGAGAAGCATGATCCGGATGCTGGGCAGACTGCGAAGTCGCTCGGTGAGCACTTCGTGAAGTTCGCCGGCGATCGCCTGTCCCAGATCAAGGGCGTGTCTGGCGCGTCCGTGGCGGCCCCGGAGTTCAAGGCCGCGGCCGACACTCACGTGACCGGCGGACCGAATGGCGGGCTGTCCACGCTCCTGACGACCGTGGACCGCTCCATCGTCCAGGCGTTCCGTCGCCCCACGGTGACAGACCTGTTCGGTCAGGGCACGCTCACGTCGCAGGCCATCACCTACTTCGTGGAGGGCGCCCGTGAGGGCAACTTCGCGACGGTGGCGGAGGCTGGGGCGAAGCCGCAGATCCACTACGCGGACCCGACTCCGGTCACGGACGCACTGTCCAAGATCGCGGGCTTCATCAAGCTGTCGGACGAGATGATCGAGGACCTGGACTTCCTGGTGTCCGAGATCAACGGCCGACTGCTGTACGACCTCTCCCTGGTGGAGGAGTCGCAGGTCCTGAGCGGCAATGGCACGTCCCCGAACCTTCTGGGGCTGCTGAACCGTGTGGGAGTCCAGACGGAGGCCAGCGCGGACGCGGATGACAACGCGGACGCGCTGTTCCGGGCCATGACGAAGGTGTCGATCGCGACCGGCCTCACGGCTGACGCGATCGTCATCAACCCGACCGACTACCAGACTCTGCGCCTGGGGAAGGACGGGAACGGCCAGTACTACGGCGGAGGCTACTTCGCCGGCCAGTACGGGACGGGCGGCATGCCGGAGCAGCCTCCCCTGTGGGGCCTCCAGACGGTCGTCTCTCCGGCCGTGGACGCGGGCGCTCCCGTGGTGGGCGCGTTCAAGCAGGGCGCGACCCTGTACCGCAAGGGCGGTGTCCGGGTCGAGTCGACGAACTCGCACGGTGACGACTTCACGAACAACCTCGTGACGGTCCGTGCGGAGGAGCGCATCGCTCTGGCGGTGCGGGTCCCGGCGGCGTTCGTGAAGCTCACACTGTCGAGCACGCCTGCTTAGGGGTGACCGACGCCCGTGGGGCGGTCTGAGACGTCGGGTCCAGGCCGCCCCGGGGGTCAACATCTGGAGGTGATCGTGTGGAGTTGCGAGAGTACGAGTTGGGCGGGTTGACGTTCCAACTCGATGAGGAGACGGCGGCGCGGATGGGTGCTGTTCCCGTGGATCGTGGTGCTGTCGCGAAGGAGTCTCCGGCGCCGGTGAACAAGGCGCGGAAGCCGAGGAACAAGCTGGCCTCCGGGGCCGTGGCGTGAGAGGGGGTGGCGTGTCGTGGCTGACGTTCCTGACCTGTTGACTTCCGAGGAGTTCTCGGTGGGTACGAATGGGGTGATCGCTGCGGATGATCCGCGCGTCGGGCCCCTGCTGGCGGGGGCGTCGGCTGCGGTGCGTCGCTACTGCGGGTGGCATGTCACGCCCGTGATCGAAGAGTCGGTGACGTTGGATGGTGACGGGTCGCGGCTGCTCACGTTGCCGACGCTGCGCTTGGTGGACGTCGTGTCGATCACTGCTGATGGCGAGACGCTGGAGGTGGAGTCGTTCGACTGGTCGACGTCCGGCATGGTGGAGTTGCGGCACGGTCACTGGCCGCGCCGGTTCCGGTCGATCATCGTGTCGATGAAGCACGGGTTCGAGTCGGCACCGGATGTCGCGCAGGTCGTCCAGCAGGTGGTCGCGAATGCGATCAGCTCAAGCATGGGGGCGACGCGCGAGCAGGCGGGGCAGGTGTCCATCTCGTGGAGCCTGACCGCACCGAACACGTCTGGCGGGATCAGTCTCCTGCAACGCGACCTGGACACGCTGAACCTGTACAAGCTCCCTGGGAGGCCGTGATGCTCCCCAGCTGGGCGCGTGACGCTGTGACCGTGGTTCGGCCCTCGTGGATTGAGGAGCGCGGGAAGAAGATCCCCGACTACGACACCCCGGCGGAGACTGTGCCCGTGCGCGGATGCTCGGTGCAGCCCGGCGCCACGAGCGAGGTGCAGGACGGGCGTCAGAATACGACGGTCCGGTGGACGCTACTCGCCCCGCCGGGGACTGTCATCGGCCCGCATGATGCCGTCGACTGGCAGGGCGTCAGGTATCAGGCGGACGGCGGTGGACAACCCTGGACGAGTCCGACGGGCGCCGTGTCGCACGTCGTGGCCGCCCTCGTCGACTGGGAAGGCTGAGACCATGGCTGAGCGTATGAGTGGGCGGACCGTGATGCCACTCGTCATTGAGACGCAGGACGGGACTCGGGAGATTGGGACGGTTGAGATCACGGTCCATGTCTCACAGATCGTCCTCGACGATCAGGGTCGCGCGGTCGCGGTCCTCGGGAGGCAGTGATGGCGAAGAAACTGCGCATCGAGTTCAACCGTGAAGAGTTCCAGCGAGTCCTCAACTCGGACGGTGTGCGGGCTCGGATTGAGAGCATGGCGGGCAACGTCGCCGCGCAGGCCGGTGATGGCTTCGAGGCCAGTGTGATTGAGGGCGCGTTCGGTGGGTCGCCGCGCCCGATCGGGATCGTGCGAGCCGCCACGAGAGAGGCGAAGCTCGCGGAGGCTGAGGACAAGGTCCTCACGCAGGCTCTCGGGGCAGCGAGGGGGTGACGCACGTGGGTGAGGTCATCATGACGCCGGACGCTGCGGACGGCGCCCGGATCTTCCTCGCGAGCGTCCTCACGGGCGTGGAGTGCTCAGCCGGCGAGACGCCGACCGAGTTCCCCACGCGCAGCGTGAACGTGCGGAGGACGGGCGGCTACAAGCGGGACATGGTCACCGACATGGTGCAGCTGTCCATCGACAGTCGCCACACGCGGAGCGAGGCCGGGGCCGATCTCCTGGCCCGGCAGGTGGACGCACAGTTGCGTGCCGCCGTGATGGACGGAGCGATGGGGCCGCTCACCGTGTACAGCATGACGACGGTCGCCGGGCCCTACGACAATCCCGACCCGTCGAACCCCGCGGTGTACAGGTCGTCCGCCACGTATCAGCTGGCGGTCCGGATGCGCTGACCGCGCGTCCACCACTTCAGACGGTCTCAGCAAACATCGCCTGAGGAGGCAACCATGGCAGTCAATGCCGCCAACGTTCTCGTCGGTGCGCCGGATCAGGCGACCACTGGAGCGATCCTGTCTGGCCCGGTCGGGGCCGCGAAGCCCACGAATCCGAGCGACATCCCGACCACGGGGGTGGAGGACTCCGGGTACATCTCGGAGGACGGCCTCACCCTGACCCCGTCCTACAGTACGACCGACATCAACGACTGGTCGGGCGCCCTCGTGCGGCGCATCCTCCAAACGTTCGACGGGACCCTGTCCTGGGCGCACCTGGAGACCAACGAGGAGTCCCTGCGCGTATGGGCCGGTGACGTCACGGTCACGGCCGCCACCTCCACGACGGGGAAGATCATCGAGGCCGCGCTCGGCGCGACCGAGCACCCCCGCAAGGCCTGGTACTTCAAGGTCAAGGACGGCTCTCAGCGGGTCCTCATCTACGTGCCGGACGGGCAGGTCACGGAGGCAGGCGAGGTGACGTTCACGAAGAGTGGCGCTGTGACGTGGCCGGTCACTCTGTCGACCTATCCGGACGAGGCCGGGAAGTCGATCTACATCATCATCGACGACGGCGTGTTCGGCGCCTGACCTGATTCTCCCGGGGCGGGGTTTCCTGCTGAGACCGGCCCCGCCCCGGGCCACACCACCACTGGTCTCAGCAATGCACAGGAAGAGGTCTCAGCAGATGGTGTTCCAAGTGCCCGAGAGTCGGGCGTCAATCAAGCAGAACGTGTTCGAGTTCAAGGTCCCTGGGTCCAAGAAGACGTGGGTCTTGCCGAAACTCCAGTACCTCAACGCCGACCAGTCGGAGCGGCTCACGGCGACGAGCGCACGCATGAAGGCCACGCGGGACGAGGGCGGGAAGATCGACCCCACGCTGGCCGCCGAGATCAGTCACCTGCAACGCGAGATCATCGAGGAGCACTGCCCCGGCCTCTACGCGCTGATCGACGGGGAGCAGATGAGTGCCCTCATCGAGGCGTGGCAGGAGGCGTCGACGGTCAGCCTGGGGGAATCCTCAGCGTCGCCGGCGAACTGACCGAGTTCGGGGAGGCCATCGAGTACGACCTCCTCACGATGGGCCTGCACCTCGATGACCTCGGGACACTGGCCCTGTCGTGGCGAGACCTCCTGGTCATCCTCCAGAACCTTCCCCGGACGAGCGCGTACGGGCGAGCGAAGTGCGGCGACGACGCGGAGTGGGGACTCCTGGAGCAGCTGTCGGCCATGGTGTCAGACCGGCTCGACGTGGCGAACTGGCAGCGCGCGAACGCTGGGAAGAAGACGCCGTCCGCGAAGCCTCGGCCGATCCCGCGCCCCGGCGTGAAGGACGACCGGGCGAAGGTCGGGCGGGACCCCATCAAGGTGAAGGACTTCGACGCCTGGTGGGACGCCGCCGGCACGTAGTGAGGGGAGGCCCACAGTGGCGGATGAGCAGACGTCGATCGCGAGCGCGTACCTGTCGATCATTCCCAGCATGGCGGGGTCTCAGGGCGCAATCACGAAGGAGCTCACGGCGGCCGTCTCCGGTGCCGGGGGCGCAACCGCGCAGGCCGGGGATGCAGCTGGCCTGTCCCTCGGGTCGTCGCTCCTGTCGAAGGTGAAGAGCGTCCTCGGTCCGGCCGCAGTGGCGACCGCCGTGGTTGGTGTCGGGAAGGGCCTCTACTCGCTGGGTAAGACCTTCGACGAGGTGACCGACACGATCCGCACGGGGACAGGTGCGACCGGTGACGCGCTTGATGGGCTGGTTGCTGTCGCGAAGAACGTCGGCAGCGAGGTGCCCGCCGAATGGTCTGAGATTGGGTCGACGGTCGCTGATCTGAACACTCGCCTTGGCCTATCAGGCGACACGCTCCAGACCGTGAGCGAGCAGTACCTCGAAGCTGGGCGGATTCTGGGCGAGTCGGTGGACGTCAACAAGACGACCGCCGCGTTCTCCGCATTCCAGATCAAGGGCAAGGACGTTGAGGGGGCCATGGACTCCCTGTTCCAGACGAGTCAGGCGACCGGCGTCGGCATGAACGAGCTCGCGGACGCCGTCACGTCGAACGCTCCCGCGATGCAGGCCCTCGGGTTCAACTTCCAGGAGACCGCGGCGCTGGCCGGCAGCCTCGACAAGGCGGGCCTGGACAGCACAAAGACCATGGCCGCCATGAGCAAGGGCCTGGTCACCATGGCGAAGGACGGGGAGCAGCCGGAGGAGGCGTTCCAGCGGATCACCAGTCAGATCGGTGACCTGATCGAGAAGGGCGACACCGCGAGCGCGATCGACCTCGCGTCGGGGATCTTCGGGACCCGTGGGGCCACCCAGTTCGTGGGGGCCGTGCAGAACGGGTCACTTGCCCTGGACGACCTTGTGGGTTCGATCGGAGCGTCTGGCGACACGATCCTTGGTGTCGGGGATGACACTGCGGACTTCGCGGAGAAGTGGCAGCTTGTGAAGAACAACGCGCAGCTGGCCTTGGAGCCGCTGGCGTCGACGGTGTTCGACACGCTGGGTCAGGCTCTGGGGAAGCTTGTGGAGCCGATGCAGTCGGTGTCCGCATGGTTCCAGGAGAATCCGGCGGCCGTCGAGGTTCTGGCTGGTGTCCTGGGTGGTGTTCTCTTGGTGGCGTTGGCTGGGGTGACTGCGGCGATGTGGGGGTTCGTGGCGGCGACGCTGGCGAATCCGGTCACGTGGATCATTGTCGGCATCATGGCGCTGGTCGCTGCGATCGTGGCGCTCGCGACGAACTGGGACACGGTGGTCGCCTGGGTGAAGGAGACGGGCGCATTGTTCCTGGACTGGTGGAACGGCATCTGGGACTCGGCGGGTGCGTGGGTCTCGCAGACGTGGGACAACATCACGGGGTGGGTGTCCGAGAAGTGGAACGGGCTCATTGTTGGCATTCAGGGTCTCGGCGCGATGTTCACCGCGTGGTGGAATGGCTTGTGGGAGGGTGTCGGGACGTTCCTGTCTACCAAGTGGGACGAGATTGTCGCGTGGGTGACGGGTATCCCGGACCGGTTCCTTGCGGGTCTCGCGGCACTCGGTCAGCTGGGGGCGAAGCTCGGCGGCTACGTGCAGCAGGGCAATGATGCGATGACGGCCAAGTTCAACGAGGTTGTGTCCTGGGTCGGCGGGATCCCTGGTCGCATCCTGAACGGGCTCGGCAATCTCGGGAGCCTGCTGTGGAACGCAGGGACGCAGATCATTGAGGGGTTCTGGAACGGACTCAAGTCGAAGTTCGAGAGCGTGAAGAACTGGGTCGGTGGCATTGGGACGTGGATCTCTGAGCATAAGGGCCCGAAGGCCTACGACCTGGCTCTCTTGGTCCCGAACGGCGGGTGGATCATGCAGGGCCTCGGGACGGGCCTGGAGCGCGAGTTCCAGAACGTCCTCGGCGACGTCGGGTCGATGGGCGCGCGCCTCCAGGCAGAGTTGTCGGGGAGCGTGATCCCGGCGGCGTCCGTGGCGCCGTATGTGCCGGCTGGAAACACAGCATCCGCGCTGCCGGCGGTGTATGTCGAGAATCCATGGACGGGTGATCAGGTGCGGGCGACTGTCCGCGATCAGGCTGTGCGCGTGATTAAGGGGCGGTACTGATGGCGATGGTCGGTTGGCTGGCGTCGCATACGGGATTGCCGAGCGTTTACAGCGCGGACCCCGTGCGCGTGACGTGTGGGAGTCGTGTGCTGGCAGATGGCTCGGGCCCGGTCCTTGTCTCGGATGCGCTGGCCGAGCCGGGCGCGGCGACCACCTACACGGTGGGCGATGAGACGATCACGCTCACTCGGGCAACCGGCAGGATGGGGCAGGCGATCCTCACGAACTCTCGGGGGCGCGGGATTCCAGGCCTGATCTACGCGAACAACGGGGACAAGGTCGCTTGGTCGAGCTCGATCAGCCGGTTCAATGATCGTGTCGAGCGTTGGTCGATGACTGATCCCCTGGTCAGTGGTGTCGGGCAGGTCGTGCTCACTGATCCGGCGCGGGAGGCTGACGTGTGGCGGGTCCTGCGCTCTCACGCGCCGATCATCATCGCGCCGGACCAGTCGACGCCCGGCGTGTCCCTGCGCTGCGTGACGGTGGACAGCGTGTCGAGGTCGCGGATCAGTCGGCGGGGCGTGCTGTCGTTCGACGTGTCGTGGACTGAGTCGCGGTCTGCTGTGTCGCGCTCTGGTGCGGCTCCGGTGGTGTCGTGGGGCGAGTGGGAGGCGCTGGGCGAGGGCTGGCAGGACCGCACGATGCTGGACCTGTGCCGCCTCATCGCGGGGATGCCTGCTGCAGGTCCCGCGCACGTGCTGGGCCATGCGGATCCGGCGCTCCTGCCGGGGTCGGCTCGTCAGGGCGACGGGTGGATCGCGTCGGATTCGGCGGACTGGGGGGCAGTGGACGCGCGGCAGACGCATGGGCTGGTGCGCCCGGTGATCGTGCTCTCGTCGGTGTCGGAGGATCTGCCGGGGTCGGCGACCGCTGGTGACGTGTGGATGGCCATGGATTCGGGCGACTTTGGGAGGGTGGCATGAGTGAGCTGGTGACGCTGGGGAACCTCCGGGGGCCTCGCGGATTGTCGGGCGACACGATCATGCAGGTCGAGACCGGCCTCGAGTGGGGCGGAGTGGTGGACCTGTCGGACTTCACGGAGTCTGCCGTCCTGCACGCGACCCTGAGTGGGGACATCACGGGGTGGACGCTGCCTGCTGCTGACGGGTCGCGGAGCTGGACGCTCGAGCTGAACCTCACCCAGCCCTCCGACACGCCCCATACTGCCGCCTGGCCCGGATTGACCGCCGCCTACGGCGTCCCACCCACCCTCACCGCGACCGCCGGGGCCCTGGACCAGGTGTTCCTGGAGTGCGATGGGGCGCGCTGGTGGGTCAAGGTCGGAGCCCTCTCCGGGCAGGTCCTCTCATGAGGGCCATGACCATGGACACGCGGCTGGAGGCCGCGGCGGGCCGGGCGCCGGTGGGCGTGTGGCTCACCCCGACATCGAATGTCCGCGTCGAGGCGGGGACGCAGATCGTGTTCGTCTCCGCCCCCACCGCGAGCACCGGCGCGTCGACGCAGTTCGCGTTCGACTGGCGCCCCGTGTCGGGAGGCCTCGCGGAGGTGAACCCGTCACGGGTGCTGAATGTCACCTCCCCCGCCAGGCGGCTCACGGTCGGCGGCTTGTGGGCGTTCACGACGCTGGCGGGGGCGGGCGGTCTGGTCGGTGTCGGTGCGAAGCCCGGCTTTGAGGAGGGCCGGGCGTGGCCGACGGCGTTCGCGGCGGCCGCCTTCGCGGGCGCGCTCACCGACGATCAGGCCACGCTAGTGGCCCACTGGCTGGCCTGGCGCTACGAGATCGCCCCCCCCCCCCCGCGTCCTGAGCCTGGTCTTGACGCTCGCCTCCATCCTGCTGAGTGGCGGTGGGCGGCATGAGGGCCGGGACGGGGCAGCAGAGGGTCATCTGGCATCCGCACGTGGCGGCGTCGTACTCGACGCTGATCCCCGTGTCGGACCCGCAGGTGCCGGCGGGCCTGCCCGTCAGCGTGGACGTCGTGCGGGTGAAGACCGGGCGGGATTCGGTCCTCACGTCCGGGGAGTATTTCCCGGTGGTGGGCGGTCAGCTGGCTGTCGGGTCCGCGTGGGTGTGCCACGACCCGGCCTGCCCTGCCTCCACGCACGCCTACATGCAGGTGCTCTTGCACTGGCAGAGCCCTGCTGGCGGGCAGGGGTGGAACACGATCGTGCAGCTCGCCCCGACGCCTGGAGGCTGGCGGCTCCTGCAGGGCGGCCGCGAGATCAATCCCCTGGCGTACAGAGCGCGCTTGTTCTTAACGATCAATCAGGATGCTCAGACTGGCCAGTGCCGGTGGCTTGTGGCCGGGGAGAGCGCGACGCTCGTGCCCTGACCGGGGCGGGGTGGTCCCTGTGAGGGCCGCGGCGGGGGATTCGAGGATCCCGTCGATCCAGATCCACTCCGACGCGACGCCCGCGGGCGGTGGCCTGGACCTCGGACCCATTCATCGGGTGACCCTGCGCGGCGCGGGCCGCGTCCTCCACGTGCGGGCATCCGTGTGGACGCCCCGCGAGTGGACGACGCTCGACATCGACCTCAAGACAGTGGCGCAGAAGATCTTCATCGAGGGTGACGTGGGCGTGGCGTCGCAGGACCTCCACCTCCGCGACCTCCTCCTCACCTGACCCCAGCCCACAACCCATGAGAGGAGCGACGTATGCGCCCTGGTCCGAGTACTGAGGCGCTGTCTGGCGCGGTTGCTGTGGGTGCGCGCGTGGAGGTCATGCGCGGCCGGCAGGTCCTCGCCGTCGACGTGCCGGTGCGCGACGTGGTGCTCGACGTGACTGCCGACCGCGTCGTGCCGGGGAAACTCGAGTTCACGGCGCCCATGGAGTGGACGGATTCTGCGGGGGGCACGGTTCGGGCGGTGGACTACCCGCTTTCGCCGCTGAGCAATTTCGGGCAGAGAGTGCACGTGACTGCGCTCCTCGATGTGGACGGGACGCCCGCGGAGGTGGAGCTCGGTTGGTTCCAGATCGACACGTGGGAGCCTGGGGATGGCGACACGGTGCAGGTGACGGCCTTGGATCTCATGCAGACACTGGTGGAGGCGCCGATGACGTGGCCGTCCAGCCCGCCCGCGGGTGCCTCCTTGCTGTCTGAGCTGCGCCGCTTGTGCGACGTCGGCAGTGGGCACAGTCTCCCGGTGGTCCTCGATGACCCGGTGGATCGGGGGATTCCCAGGACGTTCGAGTGGGGGACGGATCGGGCTGAGGCGGTGCGCGACCTGTGCGAGTCCTACGGCCTCGGGTACGGCGTGAAGCCGGACGGCTACCTGCATGTCTGGAAGCTGCGGGATGGGCGGGCTCCGGTGGCGACCTACACGGCGAGGGACCTGCTCCTATCGGCCCCTCGGCAGGCGGTGGAGCGTCGGGCGAACCGGATCGTCGTCGTCGGCAGCAAGACTGAGGGCGACGTGGAGACGCAGTGGGTGGCTCAAGGGGATGCGACCGAACCGCCCTACAGCATCAGCGAATACGGGCTGGTCGCGAGCCGTTTCGAACTGAACAGTGCGGACGGGCAGGCCGCAGTCACCGCCGCCATGCAGACCCGCATGCGCAGCCTCTCCCTCACGACACGGACCCGCAGCCTGGAGATCGCGATGGACCCGCGCCTCGAGCTGGGGGACGTGATCGCCGCCATCACCGAGGACGAGACGATCGTGGGCCGCATCACCGCCCTCAGCATGCCGCTCACGGACCCGTCGACGCGGATGCGCGTGGACGTCCAAGAACTCAACTGGTGAAAGAGGACTACCCCATGGATCTGGATGGGATGCCGGACCTGAACCCGTGGATCGACCTGCCCCCCGAACGCGAGTCCGCGCGCACAGACCACCAGCTGACCCAGTCGGACCGTGCTGTCGTCGCGACGGTGACTGCGACGCCGGAGTCGGACTCGTCGATCCCTGCGGGGTCTGTGCAGGTCACGATCCCAGGCTCCACGATGCCGCCTGTCGTGGCACCCGCGGACGGGGGGATCACGAGTCTGGGCGCCTCGGTCCTGTGCTCCAGGGACTCCTCGGGGCGCATCGTGAAAGTCTCTGAGCCTGTGCGCCTCCCACAGGGCGCGGACCCCGTGTCAGTGGGTGTGACGGGTGAGCGCCTGGTCCAGTTGGATGCGACGACGGCGGCTCTGGATGCTGGGCTGGAGTCGGCGCGGGCGCAGCAGGCGGCGGACAAGGCCGAGCTCGATGGGAAGCTTGCGGAGAACTCGGAGAAGCTGACAGAGCTGGATGAGACGACTGTGCCTGGGCTGGTGGAGCGCGTGGGCACGGTGGAGACGAATCTCGCGACAGCGCAGGGCCAGCTCTCGGACGCGCGCAGTGACCTGACGGAGCTCAACGACACGACCCTGCCCGCCATGAACGCGGCGATGAAGGACGCGTCGAACCTGACGGAGGGGACGCTGGACAATGCGCGCCTCAACGTCGGGACTCTGGCGGCGCAGATCGCGAACGTGATCCAACTGAACGTTTCCCGCCTGGTGGCCGACGATGCGAGCGTGAACGAGGCGGTCGTCAACAAGCTGGCCGTCGCAATCGCGAACGTGATCGAGCTGAACGCGGGCCGGATCACGGCTGGCACGATCGACACGTCCCGCCTCAATGCCCAGGCGGTGGCCGCTGCTATCGGCCAGTTCCTCCAGCTCGACGTGGGCCAGCTCACTGCTGGGAGCGCCGACATCGGCGACGTTGTCGCGCAGAAGATCTGGGCCGGGGTCGCGAAGTTCGCTGAGATCACGACCGAGATGCTGGTGGCCGGGGACGCCGTGATCACGGGCGACATGATGGTGGACACGCTGATCGGGAAGATCTTGTCTGGTGCTGTCCTGACGGCTGGCGGCGGGAGTCTGCCTCAGGTCCTGGTGGGCCCAGCGTCTGGGACGCCCGGACAGGGCGACAGTTACGGCGTATATTTGTCGACGCCGAATAGTAACGCGACCGGCTCAGCCCACCTCGCCGTCACCCCGGCGGGCCCAGAGTTCTCCATGCTCAACGGCGACCAATCAACGCTTCTGAGTATGGACGGGATGACTGGGATGAAAGTTCTCGACACGACAAGTGGCACGCTCATCTCGTTAACGGACATGCTATTCAAGCAGTCGGAATACTATTTCTTCAGTGAGAATGGAAAAGTACAATCGGCCGATTCAGGTGAAAGCTCCTCTTGGAGCGCAGTCGGCAGTGCGGGCGGTAATGGAAATGACATTGAGTTCAGGTCGGGCCGCGCTCTCGTGGATGTTTCCATGTATTCTTCTAATTCGTCGAACAAGGGGTACACGCAGTTGGCCGTTTATTTGCAGGATTCGGGCGGAAGTGAGGTTGCTGGCACAAGAGTTTCACTGAAAGATGTTAACGTTTGGGGCCCGAATCTATCGCCAGAGCACTGGTCGTCATGCAAACGTCTGATCACATTCACACCTGGCACGTATCACGTGCGCGTAGTTTCCCGTGCGGTAGCTGGTAGTGGGACTCTCGGCGCAATCACCTCGACAATTTACGAAGTATCTGCAATCTGCACGCCAAGATGAGGAGATTCTCATGAGCACAGCACACCGTAAAGGACCTGTCATCCCCTCAGAAGGGGACGACATCCTCCAGTCCTGGCCCGCAATGCTCGACACGGCGGGCATCGTCACGCCCGCCTCCAGCATCGCGGCCGCCCGCGTCATGCTGACGCAATGGGAAACAGACGGCGCCGCACCGACCCCCACCTACCCCGCCTACCTCGACATCGAAAACATCATTTACCGGGCAGATGGGACCAAAAGCGCGGACGGCACATGGATCATTTCCCCCGTCAACGAAGTTGAATTCGCTAATCAGTCCAGTACGGACGGCGCGGTCTACACGTTGAGCGCGGGCCAAGACCATGGGCTCGTCACGTCGTCGATCGGCGCCCGCCCATACGACCGGGCCGTCTACGCGAGCGCCGCACTCATCGGGACCGTCCTCACCGGGGAAATCGACGCGTGGGTCCGTGTCGGAGAGCAGAAAAGGTCGACCCGCTTCCCCTCCGGCGACGCCGCGTCCACGTCCCCCATCAACTTGGGAATCGTCCGTGCCGGCGTGGCTGCCCCCGTCGGCATGGGCGTCTCCGGCGCCGGCACGGACGGTGGGAAAATCGACCTCTCCGCCAATGCGTCCTACAACACGCTCAACGTCATGGCCTGGCCCATCACCATGGCCTAGCGCCTCGACGCCAGCCACCCACACGCGCCCCCGAACGCACCGGTCCGGGCGCTTTCTCATGCCCAAGGGAGACTCAGCATGGCCAGGTATCCGGGGGCAGTGTGGAAACCACTGTCCAACAACTACAATCCGGGCGCGCGCACCGCGCAGCTCGGCCTCATCCTCCACGTCCAGGCCGGAAACGGGGAACTGTCCGGCTGGTTCTCCAACCCCGCCGCACAGGCGTCCAGCACGTTCTGGGTGTCCAAGACGGGCGAGGTCTACCAGTACATGGAGGCCGGGACCGACAAATCCTGGGCGCAGGCGGCAGGAAACGGCCAGTACGACTCGGTGGAGACCGAGGGGCAGCCCACCGAAGCGCTCACCGACGCCCAGGTCGCAGCGCTCGCGCGCCTCGTCCGGTGGGAGCACGACACCTATGGCATGCCCTACACGGTCATCAATACTCCCGGGCAGGCCGGTTTCGGCTGGCACGGCATGGGTGGGGCCGCGTGGGGCGGGCACACCGGATGCCCAGGCGACCTCCGCCGCGCCCAAATGCCACAAATCCTCGCCCTCGCCCAGCAGGGCGACACCACCACCACACCCATCACGTCCGGGGAGGACGACATGCAGATTGTCACCAGCACCGCCACCAAGACCCAATGGCTCCTCACCAGCGACGGAACCCTCGTCGGCCTTCCCAACCCGGAGTATGCGCGCGTCGCCCAGAAGATGGTCAGCGGGACCCTCCAGGGCATCAACGCCCGCGAGGTCGACGTCCTCAAAGACCTCGCCAGCCGAATCAAGAACGCCAGGAAATGAGAACCGCAGAAAGGAACCATCTGATGAGCCACTACACGTCCCGCACATTCTGGACGGGAACAGCCGAGAGGGCGATCAAGACGGCCGCCCAGACGCTCCTGTCCGTCCTCACGGTCGGCGCGACCATCTGGAGCATGGACTGGAAGCAGGCCCTCGGCATCGCCGCGGGCGCCGTCGTCCTGTCCATCCTCACGTCGATCGCTGACCCCCAGCGCGCCGACACGGCCATCGCCACCAGCACGGCGACCACGGAGGCGTGACCATGGGCGGGCCTCTCGCGCAGATCGACCCCATCGTGTGGGTCGCACTCATCGGACTGGCAGGAGTGCTCGTGGGCCACGTCATCACCGGGTGGAGCAAGAAGCAGGACCGGGATCTCGCGGCCCTCGACGCCACCGTGCAGGCGCTGCGCGAAGAGGTGAACCGCCTCACTGAGAAGGTCGGCGTCCTCGAAGGCAAGCTCGGTGAGGAAGGAAAACGCTACCGGGCCGCGCTGCGGTGGTCGCGTGACCTGCACGCCACCATCGACGGCATGATCCCCCTGCTCACTGAGGGCGTGGGCCGGCCGCCGATCCCGAACCCGCCCGACATCATCCGCGACGACCTGTGACACGATCCCGGATTTTATGCCGGGAAATATGCCGCCCCCACCCACGGACTCAGGTCCCGGGTGGGGGCGGGTTTCGTGTTTCCCCCGCTTTCGCGGGGACTGCTTCGGCTCGGTCTTCTCTGGAGGGCTCACCCCCACGCGAGTGGGGACAACTGCTCAGCCCTTCCAACCACTCGGCTCACCCCCACGCGAGTGGGGACCATGTTGTCGCCGATCGGCTATCCGGCGTCACCCCCACCGAAGCGGGGGCACGTTCAGCATAGATCACTCGGAGCGGGGGCGTGAGGCTTTCCACCGGTCAACCGTCTCCGCCGACCAGAACGGGGTGCGCGCGTCATAGTGCCCGTCAGGCTCAGGAGCCTGACCGCGCGCCACGTAGGCCCGCCACGTCGCCCCCTTGATACCCAGGCGCTCCCCGACCTGCCGAGTGGTGAGCTTCCCGCCGGAGGCCCTGCGATCTGCCTGATCGCGAAAGATATCCCGCATGATGTCCGCCGAGTTCGCTTTCGGGTCGCGCGGCTTGTACGGCAGGGGCAGGCGGTCACCGGTGACGAACCGGTAGACGAGGGCGTCGGAGACGCGGAACCCGATGCCCTGAATGACGGTGGCCCACATGGGGGTCCCGTCAGGCATGGGGTTGCCGTGCTTGTCGAGGTCGCCCTGCGTGATGAGCGCCCGCCCCTCGTGCCAGTCCCCGGTCTCCTCGTAGTCCCACACCATGACCCAGACGTGCGCGCCGATGGGCATGCCGTCCTCGAGGGTGGCGTCGATGTAGGTGGGGTAGGCGAGTCCGGGCGTCCAGTCCACGAGCGGGCCGGTGGGGAGGTCGGTGGAGATGGTCATGATGAATGCTCCTCGGGTTGAGTTGGGGTTGATCAGGCGTTCCAGATGTCGTCCGCGTGGGCGCGGATCCGGAAGAAGTTTTCGATGCCGAAATTTCCGGTCTCGGCCTGCCAGTCGATGAGGTCGCCGACCAGGACGAGGAACTGGTAGGTGGTCTCCTCGTCGACGAGCTCGGCGGTCTCGGGGAGGGTGAGGCGCTCACCCATCCAGGCGTCGCAGGGCTCGTCGTCGGATTCGGGGCCCTCGATGCGGACCAGGACCGGGGTGGTGGCCTCGATGGCCATGACCGAGAGGTAGGCGGCGAGCTCGGGGAGACTGTCCATGCCGGAGACTCCGTGGCGGACGGCCTCGTCGTCGCCGTTCATGGGGAAGGAAAACTGCTGCTCGGGATCCATGAGGTCGGCCAGGTCGCGGTCCTTGTCCTGCATCCGGTAGGTGATCATTTTGGGCCCCTCTCCCTTGCTGATGGCTCTACTATACAGCGCTAGCGCTGCAATATCAACAGGGCCGCTCACTCCCAGGTCACAATCTGATAACAGTCCGTCACCATCGCGACCCGCCGAATAGGGTGCTAGACTCAAGTTGCTGTGCTAGAGACAAATGCCTGTCGGGGCCCTCAGTTACGAGCTGAGGGCCCCGACACTTTAATTTTGAAGCGCGACCCTCCCCCAGTGCGCCCGCCTGCACTCCGGGCATGAGCAGCCGCACACCACACCCACAAGGTACGGGCAGGCGGGGGCAGATGGCGTGTTGAGGAGCGTGGCGACCGACATGGCAGCACCAATGGCTGCAAATGGCGTTCTTAACTCGCACCACTGCGCCGATTGATGGAGGTGGAGCGCATCGATGCAGACGATGCGCTCACGTAGACTGTGGTGCGGGAAACCGCAGAATCTAGCCGATCGAGAGGCGCTAGCATATGCTGGCATCGGCTAACAATGGCAGCACTAATGGCAGCACTGAGGAGCAGGCATGAGCGACAGGCGCAGATACGGCACAGGCTCCGTCTACCAGGACGCCCGCGGACTCTGGCGCGGCACCATCGAGGCGGGATGGACCAGCGAAGGACGCCGCCGACGCATCTGGGTCAGCGCGAAGACGAAACGCGAATGTCTCCAGCGACTCCGCGACCGCGAGCGCGAGATCGCCAGGCAAGGACTCCCTTCCGAGAACGGGCGACGCACGGAGACCGTGAAGAGCTGGGGCGAGAAGTGGCTCGACGTCAAGCGCCACGAGCTACGCCCCAACGCCTACGACGGAGCCCGGACCGACCTCACGAAGTGGATCATCCCCACCATCGGGCACCGTCGACTCGATCAGATCAGTGCGGGCGACGTTCGCTCCGTCGCCACCGCGTGCTTCGATGCCGGGAGGAAGGGTGCAACGGCCGAGCACGCGCAGTCAACGCTCCTATCCCTCCTCAACTCCGCCGTCGCAGACGGACTCACCGTCGCGCCGGCAGCGCTCGCCACGAAGAAGGTCGCGCGGAATCGCCCAGACAGGCTCGCGATCCCCCTCGACGACGCGCTGACCATCCTCGCCGCCGCCTCTACGCTCACCGACTACTCGCGGTGGGGAGCGGCCTTCCTTGAGGGGCTCCGACCAGGAGAGGCCCGCGGGCTCACATGGAACCACGTCGACCTCGACCGTCACCGCATGGACATCTCCTGGCAGCTCCAGCCACTCCCCTACAACCGGGCGCGCGACCGCACGTCAGGATTCCGCATCCCCCGCGACTACGAGGTCCGCCAGCTCTGGCACTCGTACCACCTGGTCCGTCCGAAGACCGGCGCCGGCGAGCGATGGATACCGCTCATCCCGTGGATGGAGACAGCCCTCCAGGAGTGGCATCGACACGCGCCCAAGAACGAGTGGGGACTCGTCTGGCCGCGCGCGGACGGGAAGCCGAAATCGGATCACGTCGAGCAGCGCGAGTGGCGCGACCTATGCGATCTCGCACAGACCGCCTACTGGGACGACTCGACGCGCGAAGGGAGGCGCTGGGATCTCTACGAGGCCCGCCACACCTGCGCGTCTCTCCTGCGCCAGCTCAAGGTCCCCAACGACGTCATCACGGCCATCATGGGGCACGAGACGATCGCGAGCACGGAGGCGTACATCGACATCGACATCGATCAGGCCCGCGAGGCTCTGGCACAGGTCGCCGAGAAGCTCCAACTCACAAACGGCTAATACACCGTCGATATCAGCGTTTACGCGCTGACCTTGCGGACCGCCTTCTCCAGGGCGCGGCGGTACGCGCGGACGCACCATTTGGGGAGTCCGAGCTCGGCGGCGATGGCGCCCGAGTTCCACCCGTACTCCTGCTCGGCTCGCGCGTAGGCCGGCAGGGAGATGAGGCGGCAGGCGACCTGCTCATCGATCCACGCCTCCACGCGCCGATCCTGATGCCCATCGTCGTCGCGGGCCACGTGGTAGCACTCGTGCATCAGGACTGGCACGCGCTGGGAGGGGAGAAGATCCCGGCGTAGGGCCACCGCGTGCGCATGGAGGTCGTACCATCCGAGGTCGTCTCCACCGTCGACCTCGACCACGGTCACGCCCTGCCCGGCCAGCCATACCGTCAGGGCGTCCTCACTGATCCCCGTCATGGCGTCGACGGTACGACTGGCCGTGTGCATCTCAGGCTCCCCAGCCATTCGGGTCCGGGTCGGGCTGGTCCTCCTCCAGGCGCGGGTTGTACGGCGCCTTCTTCGCAGCCTTCCGCTCCTCCGGCACGTCCTCCGCGCGGAACGGGTAGGACGGAGCGGCCGGCGTCGACGGCTCTTCGTCGTCGCGGTACGGACCCATCTCGTCGAGGAGCCGCGCGTAGGCGCGCTCGACCAGCTCGTCCGGGGACGCTCCGATCACCTCACAGGCGTTTGAGAAGACGTCGGACGGGAGTAGGCGCTTCCCGTTCGCGTAGGTAGAGAGCGTCGTCGGGTGCGTCCCGATCGCCTCGCCGACGTCTCGCATGGTCCATCCGCGAGCGACGATCGCGCCCTTCATCTCTTGTCCGAGCAGGTGACTGAACCGCTCGCCACGTTCTTCGATGTTAGCCATGTGCTGAAAGATACCACAGAAACGCCGAAGAGATTAGCCAAACTGGCAGTGTTTCCGCGTTGACAGGTTAGGCGTCCGCCCATACAGTTAGGCACATGAGCAATCGCGATGTCACCGAGTGGACCGCCCAGACCGTGGCACAGGCCGTCCTCAACTCGGGCATGAGCAAGAACCGCGTCGCCACGGAGACCGGCATCCCTTACCGCACCCTCGACCGCAAGCTCCGGGGCGCATCCGACTTCACCTGGCGAGACCTCCTCGTCATTGCGGAAGTCCTCGGCATCAACCCCGCGAAGTTCACCCCGCCCGCCTTCCAGTCCCGGACGGTGGCGGCGTGATGGTCGACATTTTCCGCTCGTCGCGCCGCCCGCTCGCCGGAGTGTCCGACATTCACCGGACGGTCCCTGACCGCGCCGCCTCGATCCGCGTCCTCTGCGACGCGGACAACAAGAAGGCGCGCCGCAACCGACACAACAGGAGCATCCGCCTGCGTGACCTCCTCGAACCGAAGGAGGCGTGATGCCTCAGCTCTCGTATACCCGCGCTCAGGCGGCGGAGATGACGGGCCTGAGCGAGGACACGATCCGCCGGGCTGTGAACGCCGGTGATCTGGCTGTCCTGGAGCCGCGGGTCGACGGCAGGCGCATGCAGAAGGTCCTGATCGCCCATGACGAGCTTGTCCGCTGGCTCCACAACGACCCCCGCACCGCCTGACCGGGCCTCGGCGCCCACACCCATCTACCTACCTTTGCCCGCTTGGGTGAAGAGATTCGAGGCACAGCTATGCCAACTCTGCGAGAGTACAAGGCGGCGGTGAGCGAGACGTATCCGCGACTGTCGAAGGACATGGTCCGCATCGTCGCGTCGAAGCTCGCGGCCGCCCGCGTGGAGCCGTCGGCGTGGAACATCACGGAGACGATCCAGTCTGGTCGCGCGCCGGGGGATGGCTTCATGCGCTGCAAGAAGGCGCGCAAGTCCGACCCGTTCAGCGACATGCACGTGGCGGACCCGACGGCGCGTGACGGTGTGCGCCACGCGCTCGCGGCGGCCAGAAGGGTGGGCGCGTGATGGGCGGCGAGGTGTGGTTGACGCCGGAGGAGGCTGCTGAACGTCTTCGCGTGTCTCGGCGCACGTTGCAGGCTCTCCGCAGCAGTGGGGAGGGGCCGAGGTATTCGAAGCGCGGGCAGATCGTGCGCTATAGGGCCGATGACGTCGATGAATGGATGGCGGGTGAGGATGACGCGCAGGGCTGACATCCCGGTGCGGGGTGGCATGGCCGGTATGCTGCCGGCAAGAGCCACCCCGCACGTTGAGACCATCGGATATCACAAGCGCCTACTTGGATTCCTTGACGGTCGTGCTGGGGTGGCTCTTGCCGTACTTCGGGGTGACGTAGCGCCCCGACTTCGCCGAGCGGTAGTGTCCGACGGACTTCGATCCCTTCGCCATAGCCTTCACCTCCTTTCTGTTCAGCAGGATGCGGGCTCGCTTGTGCGACCCCGCTTGCAAAGCATATCGACGCAAACCCCTACATCTAGGGGTGTACTGCTCGGCGTGTCGCAACATCTAGTGCCCGCACGGAGCCTGCCGTGAGTCGGGCGCATTCGTGGGACCCGGAGCAGCCTCGCCTGCCGCGCGGCCAGACGCATCGGGACCCGACTGGGGAGCGGGCGTCGGCGCGTGCGGACCGGCATGGCCGTCGCCCTCGTGAGCCTCGCACGCCGCCACCACGACATCAACCACAACAACCTCAGTTCAACGCGCCCCTGCCTCGCATCGAGGTGGGGGCGCTCACTTTCAGCGAAGGAGAACAGCAATGAGCAGCAGCATCATGGATGACCTGATCGCCGCGTCGAAGCGGGACGAGGAGCCGGACCGCACGAAGTGCCGGGCTCGCCACTGCACGCACAGCACGTCGGAGTCGCTGGCCGAGTGGGCGGCGCGTGTGGGGATCGAGGTGCAGCGATGAGCGCCTCAGCCGCCTGGGTCGTCAAGAACGCCCGCACCCGTGGGACCCATCGGGGCGTCGACTGGTACACGGCGCCCGCCCCGATGGACGGGGCTGTCAACGGGTACATGCGAATCCCGGCCGACCATCCGCTGGCCCGCACTGACTACTCCTCGATCAACAAGGCCATGTGGGACGGCGAGGAGCAGCCCAAGTTCGATGGCGGGTCGGGTGAGTTGACGTTCGCGAGCGACATGGAGGACGGGTCCACGATCGTCGGTTTCGACACCCTGCACTACCAGGACTCGTGGCCGGGCGGAATGTTCCCGCCGGACGAGGGCAGTACGCGGTGGACGCCGGAGCTGGTGGAGAAGAACTGCCGCCGCTGGTGCTGGTGGCTCGCGACGAAGGCGGTGGCCCGATGAGCCGCGCTGACCTGCGTGCCGCCCTCAGCCTCCTGGCCGTGGTGACCGTCGGCGTCCTGACCCTCCCGGCACGCCGCCGCCCGCCCCGCGCCTTCACCCGCTGGGCCGCCGCCCACTGGATCACCGGAGGCGGGCGATGAGCGACATCGCGCAGCGGATGGCGCTCGACATCGCCAAGGAGGTTCCGAGCGTCTACGCGGGCGGGCGACTCGAGCGGGCGATCGATCACGCGCTCCAGAAGCATCTTCCCGCTCACGACCAGGAGGTGCGCGAGGAGGTGGCCTGGGAGATTCACGATGCGCGCGAGGCCGCCGAACGCGCAGGTGACCTGGGATTCGGCTTCATGCTCGGCCTCCGCCGCGCCGAACAGGTCGCCCGGGGCGGTGAGGAGTCGTGAGCGCTTACGCGGAGGGGACGAGCGTTGCTCCCGACCGGTCTCGCGCCGAGATTGAGAAGACTCTCGACCGGTTCGGTGCCGACGAGTTCGCCTACGCCTCGTCCAAAGGTCGAGCAGTCATCGCGTTCACCGCGCAGGGCCGACAGGTCCGCATCGACGTCCCCATGCCCGACCCGTCCGCCCGCGAGTTCATCGTGACAGAGACCGGTCGGGCCCGGACCGCGACGGCTGCGCGCGCCGCCTACGACCAGGAGGTCCGACGCCGCTGGAGGGCCCTCACCCTCGTCGTCAAAGCGAAACTCGAAGCCGTCGAATCCGGAATCTCGACGTTCGAGGAGGAGTTCCTCGCACACACCGTCCTCCCCGGCGGGCGCACCGTCGCACAGGAGGTCATGCCCGCCATCGACCAGGCCTACCTGACGGGCAGTATCGCGCCGATTCTTCAGATCGAAGCAGGTGACCCGTCATGACGCGCCGTGAGTCCCTGGCCGTGACGTGCGGGTGCGTGGCCGTCACGGCCGCCGCCCTCCTCGAATCCGGGGGCCCACTCTGGCTCGCCGACCTCGCCGGCATCGCGCTCCTCGTCTTGTGGGGGTGCCTGAGATGAGCGCGAGCAGTCTCGGGCTGAGCATCGACGTGGACCAGGGGATCACGCGCGTGCGAGTCACCCCCGACCAGGACGGCCTGATCGTCGACACGGAGGCCGCCATCACCAACCGCATGGGTGAGCGCGACGACATCCCCGTGAGCATCGACATCCCCATGACACCCCCACAGATGCGCACCCTCGCCCAATGGTGCATGTCAATGGCAAGAAACCTTGAACAGAAAGCATTGAAAGGAGATTCCAGTGAGCATGTGGGATGAAACGTGGCGTGAAACCATGCGGGCGGTCGGCAGTCTCAACGTCGACATGATCGAGCCGATCAGCGTGCAGGCGGAGGCGGGCCGCGTGACCGTGATCCCCCGCTGGGAGGACCTGGAGCGGACAGCCCGCAGCCTCCTCGGAGACACCCCACCCACCCCCGTCAGAGACGTGCACCCAGCAGCCTACGACGCCGGTTGGCGCGAATCCGTCACGTTCACTGACGACAGGCAGGGCATCACACTCACCGTCACCAGCAGTCACCCAGTGACCGTCCGAATGGAGGTCCAGCCGTGAGCCTGCGAATCTACACGGACCTCCAGCAGGGCACGCCGGAGTGGATCGAGGCGCGGCGGGGGCTCATCACGGCCAGCACGGTCGGCCAGCTCATCACCGCGCGCACCCTCAAGCCCGCCGCCAACCCGGCGTCGCGCGGACTCGCCCTCACGCTGATCGCTGAGCGCATCACCGGGCACGTCGAGCCGACCTTCCAGTCGGCGGACATGCTGCGCGGCGTCCTGGAGGAGCCGCTCGCCCGCAAGGCCTACACGGAGTGGACGGGAGTCGAGGTCCAGCAGCTGGGCTTCATGACGGAGACCTTCGACGGCGCGACGCTGGGCTACAGCCCCGACGGCCTCGTCGGGCACGACGGGCTCATCGAGATCAAGAGCCGCGCCCCACGCAAGCACTTGGAGACCATCCTCTCCGGCGGCGTGCCAGCCGAGAACATGGCCCAGCTCCAAGCGGGCCTGCTCGTGTCGGGCCGGACGTGGATCGACTACGTGTCCTACTGCGGCGGGATGCCCCTCTACGTGAAGCGCGTCCGCCCCGACGCGCGGTGGCAGGAGGCCATCATCGCGGCCCTTCACGAGTTCGAGGACAGCGTCGCCACGGTCCTCCACACCTACTACGCGCGCACCGACGACATGCCCGTCATGGAGCGCACCAACCTGGAAGAGGAGCTGACGTTCTGATGGACATCACAGACACCCTCGCACCCAAGAGCGACCAATTGGACGCCGTGGAACTCGCTGGCGGGCCACGCACTGTCACGATCACCAGCGCGTCACCGGGCAGCGCCGAGCAGCCCGTCAACATCCACCTCGCTGAGGTAGATCGGCCGTGGCGTCCCGCGAAGACGGTCCGCCGCCTGCTCGCCGCCGCGTGGGGCACGGACACGACCACGTGGGCCGGTCGCCGCGCCACGATCTACCTCGACCCGCACGTCAAGTACGCCGGGAAGGAGGTCGGTGGAATCAGGGTGTCGGCGCTGTCGGGCATCGACAAGCCGCTGACCGTGCCCGTCATCGAGACGCGCGGGAAGATCACGCAGATCACCGTGCAGCCTCTCGCGGCCGCTGAACCGGCCGCGCGACCCGGCCCCGTGCCGCCTGTGCCGACCCTGGACCAGATCGCCGCGGCCACCAGTGAGGACACGCTGCGGGCCATGTGGAGTGCGGGCGGGGACCAGCAGGCCATCCGCCAGCGCCTCGACCAGCTGCGCGCCGACACGCCCGATGATCCGGAGCCGGCGGCATGAGTCGGGTCAGTCTGGACCGCGTGCGACTGGGCATGCGCGTGCGCATCGGCACCACGCCCGCGTGCACGTGGGAGGGCGTGATCACCGCGCTCGGCACACCACGGGACACGCTCCCCCGCATCTGGTGGATGCACATCGCCAGCGGACCAGGAACCACCATCGTCGTCCAGGTCGCGGAGGGCCACGAGGACGAGATCACCATCAAGGAAGTGACGTCATGAAATTGCTCGACAGGAAGGTGCCGGCGAAGGTCACGCGGGCGGGAAGCCTATGGACCGACATCGTGGACACGGACATGCTGCGCACCATGCGATCCAACCCCGGCCACGCGTTCCAGCTGGCCGACGACGCGGGGCGCCCACTCGTCCTGCCCGTCGCCCGCACAGCCGCCCTCAGCAAGGCGTGCCCGCGCCCCTACCGCATCCAAACCAGGACCGCCGCAGACTCCAAGTCGCACCGGCACGTGTGGATCTCGTTTGACCCCGCCTACTGGCAGGACACGACGAGCAAGGGGGCGGAGAAGTGAACAAGTACGAGGAGTTCCTCGACAGGAAGGCGCAGCTCCAGGGGGCGGGCGGGTTCGAGCCAACGAACCTCCCGCCCCATCTGTTTGACTTCCAGTCGTCCCTCGTGGACTGGGCTGTGCGCCACGGTCGCGGCGCGCTCCTCGTGGACTGTGGGCTCGGAAAAACCCCCATGTCGCTCGCGTGGGCCGAGCAGATCGTGCGCCACGAGAACAAGCCGGTCCTGTTCCTGACACCACTCGCGGTCGGGTTCCAGATCATCAGCGAGGCCGATAAGTTTGGTCACGACGCGCGACTTTCCCGCACAGGGAAGGTCGCCGCAGACATTACGGTCACAAACTACGAGCAGCTCCCCAAGTTCGACCCCGCGAACTTCGCGGGCGTCGTGTGCGACGAGTCATCAATCCTCAAGTCCTTCGACGGTGAAACTAGGCGGGTAGTCACTGAGTTCATGCGCCGCACCCCCTACCGCTTGCTCGCCACGGCGACCGCTGCACCCAATGACTGGACGGAGCTGGGGACCTCAAGCGAGGCCCTCGGTGGACTCGGATATGTCGACATGCTGACCAGGTTCTTCACGAACAAGCAGCACACCGGCACGTCGTCCGGCAGGTTCGCCGGGCAGGACGTGGGCTGGAGACTCAAGGGCCACGCGGAAGAGCCGTTCTGGCGGTGGGTCGCGTCGTGGGCACGCGCCATGCGTCGCCCGTCTGACCTCGGATACGACGATGGTCCCTTCATCCTCCCCGACCTCGACGTGCGCCAGACCATCGTGGAGGCCAGACGGCCCGCTCCCGGTGCTCTCTTCGACGTACCTGCGATCGGGCTACAGGAAGAGCGAGAGGAGACAAGGCGCACCATCACCGAGCGGTGCGAGGCTGCCGCAGCCGCACTGATGGACGCTGACCGGGCAGTCGCATGGTGCCACCTGAACGACGAGTCAACCGCGCTCACGCGCCTCATTGATGGGGCTGTGGAGGTCGCTGGTAGTGACAGCCCAGACGAGAAGGAGGACAAGCTCGCCGCGTTCACCCGCGGGGAGATCCGGGTCCTCGTCACGAAACCGAAGATCGGCGCCTGGGGACTCAATTGGCAGCACTGCCACCGCATGACCTACTTCCCGTCCCACTCCTACGAGCAGTGGTATCAAGCTGTGCGCCGCTGCCTCAGGTTCGGCCAGACCCATGCTGTGACGGTCGACGTCATCACCACAGAAGGTGGGAGCCGGGTGCTCGCCAACCTCCAGCGGAAAGCCGAGCAGGCCGACCGCATGTTCACATCCCTCGTCGCCCACATGAGCGACGCCATGACGGTGCAAAGCGCCGACTACAACAATGAGATCGAGGTCCCCCAATGGCTCAAGGCATCCTGAAACAGCAGATCACCGACAGGTGGGCCATCTACAACGGCGACAGCATGGACGTGATGGCACAGATGCCTGACGAGAGCATCGACGCGAGCATCTACAGTCCCCCGTTCGCCGGGCTCTACGTCTACTCCAGCAATGACCGCGACGTGTCCAACGCCCGCAACTACGAGGAGTTCCGCGAGCACTACGGGATGTTCGTTGAGCAGGTGTACCGGCTCACCAAGCCGGGCAGGCTCACCGGAGTGCATGCTGCGCCCATTCCCAGCTCCAACACCGGGAAGGACTCTTACTTCGACTTCCCTGGCGACGTGATCCGTCTCCACGAGGAGATCGGCTGGCAGTGGATCAAGCGGCACGTCATCTGGAAGGAGCCGCTTGCCGTCCGGCTGCGGACGATGGCGAAGAACCTCGCCCATCAGACCATTATCGAGGACTCAACGTACGCGGGTGTTGCGGCTGCCGACGAGCTGCTGATCTTCCGCAAGCCCGGCGAGGACGTAACTCCTGTGTCTCACCCGACCGGGCTGGACTACTACGCGGGCGCCGAGCATGTACCGTCCGAACTTGAGACGTTCCGCAACTGGCCGGGCAAGCAAACGGCCAACCGATACTCCCAGTGGATCTGGCGCCGCTACGCCTCCAGCGTGTGGGACGACATCCGCATGGACCACGTCCTCCCGTTCCGCGACGCGAAGGACCCCGACGACGAGAAGCACGTCCACCCGCTCCAGCTCGACGTGATCGCCCGCTTCGTCCAGCTCGCCACACTGCCCGGGGAGACCGTGTTCACCCCGTTCATGGGCGTCGGCAGTGAGGTATACGAGTCCGTGAGGCTCGGGCGCCGTGGTGTCGGCTGCGAGCTGAAGCCCTCCTACTACGTCCAGGCCACCCGGAATCTCGCGGCCGTGGACACAGACCAGGGCGATGACGAGCCGGACCTCCTCGATGTCCTCGGCGGCCTCCAATGACCCCCAGCCCGCCCGCCCACCTCAGTGCCCTCGCCCAAGCGGCGGGGGCACTCGCACACCTGGAGGAACCGTGACCGCGCAGACCCTGATCGTGGATGTGCCCCGGAATCTGTGGATGAGCGCGAACCGGCCCATCGCGAACCACGCGATGCGGAGTCGCCTCATCAACGGCCTGCACACGGTCGCCGGGTGGATGGCGCGCGCCCAACTCCAGCCCGTCCTCCGCCCCTGCACCGTCACCTGGACCATCCAGTACCCGCGGGGCACAGGACGCGCCGACCCGGACAACGCCTACCCGGTGTGCAAGGCCGTCCTCGACGCCGTCGTGCAGGCCGGCGCGCTCGCTGACGACGACAGCGTGCACGTCACGGGCCGCACCTACACGCGCGGCCCCAACCTCACAGAGTCCGGCGCACACCGCGTCACCCTCACCATTCAGGAGGAACCGTGACCCTGCGACCTGTCCCCGCAACGCCCCTCAGCGAGCTGAGCGTCGACGAGGCCATGCGGGAAGGCAATCAGGCGATCCGGGACATGCGAGACGCCCACCGGCTGATGCTCACCAGCATGGACATCCCCCTCATCTGGGACGACACGCCCGGCATCCAGCTCCACGAGGTCCACCTCATCACCGACCGATGCCGCCAGCTCGCCGCCGCAGCCGACCAGCTCAGGGACGCCGCCAACAGGCTCGACACCATCACTCGCGACGTCAATCGGAGATGCAGATGAGACCCATCCATGGGAAAGGCGCGTCCCGGGAGCATCGGGACGCGCGCCAGGCCCTCGCCGACAGCATCACCGGACACGCGGCAGGCAGGGACCCCCGCCAGGTTGCCCGCGAACTCCAAGCCATCGCGGACGGAGCATCTATCGAGGAACTCATCAGATTAAGGAAGGAGGACAAGCATGTGGTTCAAGGTCGATGACTCGCTCCCGCTGAATCCGAAGATCATGGAGTGCAGTCTCGAAGCGATCGGGCTCTGGACTCTCGCCGGGGCATGGTCGGCGCAGCAACTGACCGACGGAAGCATACCGAAGCACGTGCTTCAAGTGCTTCGCGGAAGTGCTTCGATCGCGGGCGAATTGGTGGCGTCTGGACTGTGGGATGAGGGTCCCGACGCATACCAATTTCACGACTGGCTGGGGTACCAATTTAGCGCGGAAGACGTGAAGACCAAGCGCGCGCAAAAGGCGGAATCTGGCCGAAAAGGTGGCCTAGCAAGTGGTCGAAGCAGAAGGGAAGCAGGTGCTTCAAGCAAACGCGCGAAGCGAACGAACCCCCATCCCAACCCATCCCATACTTCTTCTAACGAAGAAGTACTCGCCGCTGACGCAGCGCTCGACGCAGCCTTCACGCAGTTCTGGAAGACCTACCCGCGCAAGGACGACAAGAAGGCAGCCAGGAAGGCGTGGGACGCCGCTGTGAAGCGATCCGACGTCGGCACGATCCAGGCCGGCGTCGAGTCCTACGCCGAGGCCGTCAAGCGTGAAGGCACGGAGCGGCAGTTCATCAAGCACGGGTCCACGTGGCTGAACAACGACTGCTGGGACAACGACTACCAGCCCGCCCAACCGACCTTGGAGCCCCCGATCGTCTACGGGTTCGGTCCCGACGATGAGTGAGGCGCCCGACATTGAGCGTCAGGTCGTCGGGATCGCGTTCCAGTCCCCCAGGGACCTCGCGGACCTCCACGCCGTGCGGGCCGAGTGGTTCCGCGACCCCAGGTGCCGCGAGACGTGGCGCGTCATCCAGCACCTCGCCGGTGAGGGTGAGCCCGTGGACCCGCAGACCGTCATGGGCAACGCGGGCCTCATGGACGAACTCACCCGCCCCACGGTGAGCCTGATCTGGCTGTTCGACTGCTACCAGTCGGCGCCCGTCGGCCACCTCGGTGAGACCTACGCCGCCCAACTCCACGAACGCCACCAGCGCCAGCAAGTGGGCGACACCCTCTCCCGCGCCTGGCAGCTCCTCCAAGGCAACGCCAGCGTGCGGGAGGTCCGACTCGAAGCCCTCCAGGGCCTCCAAGCCGTCGATGACAACAATCCAACGATCCTCACAGGAGAAACCGTGGCAGAACAGATGATCGATCAACTCGACGAGGCGACGCCCTACGTGCCCACGCCGTGGCGCGGACTCAACCGGGGCCTGCGCGGGTGGCGCCCGGGCGGCCTGTACATCGTCGGCGCCCGCCCCGGCGTCGGGAAGTCCCTGATGCTCCAGGCCTCAGCCTTGGACCTCGCCCGGCGCGGTCCGGTCCTCCTGGAGACCATCGAGATGCGCCCCACGGAGGTGATGACCCGGCTCGTCTCCCAGGTGTCCGGCGTCCCGCTCGGCAAGCTCCAGGGCCGCCGGGAGGACGGGACGTCGCCCCTGTCGCCGGCGGACTGGCAGACCGTCAGTGAGGCGGCCGCCTACATCGCTGGGCTGGGCCTGAGGTTCGGGGACCGCGGTGTGACGACGCCGCTGGACGTGCGCGAGCACGCCCGGGAGGCCGCCCAAGGTGGCCCGCTGGCTGGCATCGTCGTGGACTACCTCCAGCTCATGAGCAGTGGGCGCCGCGTCGAGTCCCGCGCCCAAGAGGTCAGTGGCTTCACGCGGGAGTTGAAGCTCATGGCCCAGGAGTTCGACTGCCCCGTCATCGTCGCCAGCCAGCTCAACCGGGAGTCCACGAAGGGGAGTGGACGCCCCGACCTCGCAGCCCTGCGGGAGTCAGGGAGCATCGAGCAGGACGCGGACGCCGTGATCCTCCTCCACCAGCTCATTGACGCCGACGACAGTGGCGTCCTGCCCGACGAGGTCCCCATCGACGCGATCCTCGCGAAGAACCGTCAGGGCAAGACCGGGACTGTCCCCATGGTGCGGGACGGCAAGCACGCACGAATCACCGACGACAACACCAGGAAGGCAGACCAGTGAGCAGTGAGATCACGGTGACCGGGAGCATTGCGGAGCCGGACATGCGGTTCAGTCCGCAGGGGAAGGCCATGTTGAACCTGCGGATCAACGCGACGCACCGGCGCCTGAACAAGCAGACCAACGAGTGGGAGGACCAGGGCGCGCAGCTCTGGTACGGCGCGACCCTGTGGGAGCGTGACGCCGAGCGGTGGGCGGAACTCCTACACAAGGGCGACCAGGTGTCGATCCGCGGCATCCACGTCAAGCGCGAGTACCAGGCGCGCGACGGATCGACGGTGCTGGCCGACGACATCGCGAACGCGCGGATGCTCGGCTACCGGCCCAGGCTCCAGGGTGCGGGGCAGCCGCAGCAGCAGGGCGGCTACACGCAGCAGCCTGTGTCGGATCCGGATCCGTGGGGCCAGCAGCAGCCCCAGCCCGCCCCCCAGCCGGCGCAGGAGCAGTGGGGGCCGGCGCAGGGATACCCCCAGCCACAGTCCCCGACGCCGCCCTTCTAGGCCCCGACCAGCAGAAACACACTCAGAGCCGCCCCCAACGTGGGGCGGCTCCCGCAATTTTCGAGAGAGGACCATGACCATGACCGACACCGAGACGACGATTGCCGGAGAGGCGGCCGCCGCGACCGCCCTCCTCCGCGACATCGCCCAGAACCTCGACGGCATCGCCGAGGAGATCGCGAGCATCCGCGACAACGCGGAATCGATCCGAGCCCACATCGGCGCCCGCGACCTCACGCAGTCGAGCACACAGGGGGCGAACGCCAGCGTCTCGGCGCACGCTTCCACGCCGGGCGACTACGGGTCGCCGCAGAACCCCCGGGAAGGCATCCAGCAGGCCCGTGGAGCCACGTTCACGCCCACCCCGCCCACTCGCACAGGCGACACGGTCGACGCTCCGCAGAACGCGATCCAGAGCGCCGCGATGGGCGAGGTGGGCGAGGACCCGGACGACTACGAGCCGTACGACGTGTTCCAGCCGGACCTCGCCGAGGCCCGCCATGCCGCGGTGCCCGAGGTCGAGTTCCCTTCCGGGCCGGACGAGTCCTTGTGGTGGGTCCAGGGCATGGACGGCGACCAGCCCGTCGAGGGGGTCGGCATCCTCTCGAGGGGCCGCTTCTACGCGCTCGACGGGGAATGGTCGATCTACCCGGCCTACGGCGATGACCGCCTGTACGAGGCGACGCGCGTGGTCGCCATCCCCGCGGACCTCCTCCGCGAGCTGTACGACTCGACATCCGACACCTACGGGCGCGCCCTCGACGCGATCCACCAGATCGAAGACTGGGCCGTAGATCACGGGCAGACAGGAGAATGACCATGAGCATCCACGAGCTGGTGATCGTCGCCGACCCGGACGACGATCCGCGCATCGAACTGCGGTGCCACGCGGCCCCGGACGCGCCGTGCAGGCGCCGCCCACCCGACTGGGAGACCCGCGACGACAGATCGTGCTGGACGGACGAGGAGGCCACCGAACCCGGGCACCCCTGCTGGGCCGTGGAATGGCTCGACGCCACCGGCCTCGACGCACTGTGCTACGACGGCCCCCAGATCATCGACCTTCCCGGCGTGCCCATCGACATCAGCTACGACGAGTGCGTGACCTGGAGTGTCGCCGACACCCCGACCGACCAGGAGATCGAGGCCGCGGCCCAGGCGCTGCACGCCGACGAGTGCGCGGAGGACCCCGACCCCGGAGAGCCCTGCACCTGCGACAGCGCCTACTACGAGCGCATGGCCAGAATCGCACTCAACGCAGCAAAGGAGTCCAGGATATGAGCGAGTACACGCCGACCATGGATGAGATCAAGGGTTGGTACGCCGGGGCTGTGGACGAGTACCGGTGCGACACAGGTATGTCGATGGACGAGGCTGAGGTCGCCTTCGACCGCTGGCTCGCCGCCCACGATGCCGACACCCGCGAACAGTGCGCGCGGGAGATCGAGAAGTTTCGCGACACCACCAAGGCGGGCTGTGTTCCGCGCCCGGAGAGCGACTTGGCGGGCTACTACATGCGATCCGGCACGATCGACGGGCTCGACCTCGCCGCCCGCCTCATCCGCGAAGGCGGCCGCCATGAGTGAGCCCGTGTTCCGTTTCTGCATGGAGTACATCGACTACGACCCGGATGGCTACTACTACGAGCGGTGGGACCTCGCGAAGCAGGTATCCATCCTCGCAGCAACCAAGAAAGAAGCGCTCGAGAAACTGTGGGCCATGCTCGGGGACGCGCCGCGCTACCGGAGCTGGAAAGCGCGCGTGCTCTCCGTCGATGAGGAGCTGGTCCGCGATGAGTGACGTCCTCTCCCGGGCATTCACCGGGATCCGCGAAGCAGAGTTCCGGGAGATCATGCGGGAGATCAAGAGCATCGAGTTCGACCGCAGCCTGGCCCGCGAGGCGGACAGCGTGATCCGCGACCTGGACGAGCGAGACCAGGTCATGTTCTACAGCGCGCTCGACCGAGCCAACGCCGTGGTCATGCAGCACCTGAGGGGAGTCAACCGTGGGTGACCAGGACAAGATCATTGAGCGGGTCGCGTGGCTTATCGACCCAACGGCGTGGGACAGACCGCGCGTCCTCGACCTCTGCACCTTCGACGGCACGCCGTCGAGTGACTGGGAGCAGCGGATCGCACGAGAGTCCGCCCGCCGCGTCGTCCAGGGGCTCGGACTGCGGGAGGAGCACGAGACTTGGGGAGACTCCGGCGTCGCCATCCCCGGGCCAACGTCCGTGACCTACACCCGCCTCGTCACCGACTGGCAGGAGGACGCGGGATGAACCGCCGCAATCTCGGGAACGCCATGCGCGCCGCCGCCAGTGCGACCGGCACAACTTTGTGCGCTGCCGCCGCCGGCGTCTACGCGATCGCTGGCAAGTGGTGGACCGTTGCGCTCTTCGCCGTGCTCTACCTCGCCGGAATCTGGGCCACCGCCAGCGCCCTCAACAAGTGGCTCACCGAAGCCCTCGCCGGCTGGTCGATCACCGCCATCATCCGACACATCCACGAGGAGGACACGCATGCCGACCACTGAATGGCGCGACGGCAGAGGACGCAGCTACTGGCAACCCACGCTCGACGACGGCGACCGACGCTGGTGGCGCCACGACGGCTACGTCGAAGAAATAAACATCTCGTGGAGCGTCGATCAGCCTAAGGGATGGGAGCCCACTGTCTGTCGCTCCCAGCGCAAGGCTGAGCGTGTCGCGCGTCGAGAGCAGCGCCGACTGGACAACCTCAGGCTCGACCAGATCACGGAGGTGAAGCAGTGACCGACATCCAGACCGTGCGCCGAGAACTCGCCGATCTCGCGGAGTGGAGGCCGCTCCTGTCCGACGCGGCCGCCACCGTCCTCGGCGTGTCCTCACCGCGGTTCACGCCCGGCGGATCCAGCTCGCCAGACGCCCTCCCCTTCCGCCTCGACAGCATCCTCGACCGCACAGACGAGGGCGCCACCGGCATCCGCACCCCACGCGGCCTCGACGAAGTGCTGATGTCCTGGGCCCACCAGATCGCCACCAGCCGCCACGACCCCGCTCCACGGTCGGCGCTCGCCTACCTCCAACAGGCCGGGGTGCTGGAGTGGGCGCAGCAGCACGACGACTGGGACGCACTCACCGAAACCATCCACCAAGCGCACACCGTCATCGGGAGGATCACCGGACACACGGACCAAGTCATCGGGCCGTGTCTCGTGCCCGGATGTCACGGTACCGTCCGCGCCCCCATGGACGACACGGAAGGCCGCAACGACTACGCGTGGTGCGACACCTGCGGCGCCATGTACTACTCCGACCCCGACATCTACCACGCCGAGGCCGGAGCCGTCATCGACCGGTCCCAGGACGACATGCGCCGCCTCACCGTCGACCCCACCAGGACCGTCACACCACGACAGGCCCTCCGCATCTGGCCCGACCTCACACGGCAGGACCTCCAGAACTGGCAGCGCGCCGGCAAGATCGGCCGCCGCCACATCAACCTCAGGGCACTCAACATGCTCGCCAACGCCCTGACCGAGAAGAGAACCCGCCCCGAATGGGGAGACCCAGTCGCGTAGGCTGGAGAAATGGACCCCACGATGAAAGACCACGAGCAGGACCAGGAACCAGCCTTCGCCATCAGCACCGTGCGGATCGGCGCGTGGGACGCTGATGGAATGCCAGCCCCATCGACGGAAACAGCCGTCTGCAACTACTGTGGCAGATTCGCCACGCAACTCGTCGAATCCGGTTCGTCGGAGAACGATGGAGACGACGTGTTCAGGATGCGCATCCGGAAGACCACGACCGCCATTATCTATATCTGCGACGAGCACTACGAAGACGCCGTCTCCGAACTCATCGACATGTACGGATGGGCGACCAACACGCACGAGGAGAACGAGCTTGCGATGAAGGTATCTGACTTCGCCACTGACGTTCGAATGGAGGACGACCCGGCAACGAGGTGACGCGCCGACAGGTACTTGCACATCTCGCGAAGATGTGGAATACTACAACCCGTGGGCACCAGTGTGAGTAGCCCACCATCAGAGCCGGGCCGCCAACGTCGAGGCACCCGGCTCTCGCCACGTGAAGAGACCCCCGGAACCACACAGGCTCCGGGGGTCACTCACATCAGGAACCGCCCCGTGATGGGGCAGACAGGAGGGCGTGATGCCCAAGGAAAAGATCAAGACCAACGGCGACGGCATCGAAGTCGCCTGGGCACAGCACGGTCAACTCGTCACCATCACCATCGACGAGACCGTCCAAGCCGAACACGTCGACGCCGACGGAACCGTCGGCCCCCGCCACGAAGAGCACCTCAACGCCATGTGGCAAGTCATCGACCCCGGCAAACTCGACCAGCTCATCGAATACCTGCGCCGAGCACGCAAGCATGCATTCGACTGACACGCATCACCGTCCACCCCGCACGGCAAGCCGGGGCCTGGAAGACGAACCCTCAAGGCGAGGGAACGGCCTCGAAAACCGCGCGGCCCACACGGGCAGGGGTTCGAATCCTCCGTCTTCCGCCACACCAAGCCCCCGGGACCATCGAGTCCCAGGGGCAGGTGATGGGCTAGATCTTCCAGAATCCGGGGGCCCTGTCGCGAACACCCGGGGCATGCCCGGCACCGATCGGGAGGCGCCCCCATGTCCACCAGCAGGACAGGCACAACGAAGTACCTTTACAACGCGGCCCGCATCAAAGCTGAGGCACAGGCCCTGGGCATCACCCGGTGCCCACGCTGCGGGCACCCCATGGACTACACCCGAGGATCACGCTCACCATGGCGCGCGACCGTCGACCATCGCGTTCCCTACGCGACGATGCGTCGCCTTGGTCGACTCGCTGAGGCTGACGACATGGACAATCTGCGCACTGTTGACGGTCAGCCAAACGTCATGTGCCAACACTGCAACAGCTCGCTCAGCGACAAGCGCACGCAGCGCGTCGTCAAGCCATTCAAGACGACAACAACGACAGTCGCATGGTAACCACGTCTCGACATTCGAGACCATGACGCCGACTTTACCGACACTTGACCGGACAGGGGGGGGATGCCCCTCCCCCCGCCCCGGCTTCGCACCCGGAGGCACAGCGAAATACCCCTCCGCAATTTTTCCACCAACACCATCCCCAATCGAGTCGAGTAGTCGTAAAGGCGGTGATCGCTCATGGCTGCGTCCGTTGCTCTCGTGGGCGGCACCGATGTCCCCTCATCGCGTCGGCAGAAAGCGAAGAAGCCAGCGCGATCGAAGACGATAGCGGAAGCGGCGAAGTCTGGGTCCGAGAAGGACACGCTGGTCGCTCTGCGCGATCGGCTGGCGAAGGCGGTTGATTCCGATACGACCCCAGCCCGCGACCTAGCGGCCCTGTCGAAGCGCCTGACGGACGTGATGAAGGACTTGAAGGCGTTCGAGCAGGCGGAGTCGGAGGAGGCTGTCGGTGGCGACGTCCCAGATGACGAGGAGTTCGACCCCGAGACTGTCTGAGGCGGCCCGTCACGTGTGTGCCCCTCAAGGGATTGTGTCGACGGGGTGGCCGGCGGTGCGGGAGACGTGCCGGCGCATGGGTGTCGGGTTCGACCGGTGGCAGGAGGGCCTTGGGTCGCTGATCCTGTCGAAGCGGCGGGACGGGCAGTACGCGGCTGGTGTCGGCGGCGTGGTCTTGTCGATTCCGCGGCAGACGGGAAAGACGTACACGGTCGGGTGGATCGTGTACGCGCTCGCGATCTTGAATCCGGGCCTGACGGTGATATGGACGGCGCACCGCACGCGTACGGCGTCGGAGACGTTCCAGCAGATGCGGACGATGGCGCGTAACCCGCGCGTCGCCCCGCTGATCGAGGCTGTGCGCGCGACGAATGGTGAGCAGGCGGTCGTCTTCAAGAATGGGTCTCGGATCCTGTTCGGCGCTCGGGAGTCGGGGTTTGGTCGCGGGTTTGCGAAGGTGGATGTTCTGGTCCTGGATGAGGGGCAGATCCTCACTGAGGACGCGATGAGCGACATGGTGCCTGCGACGAACGCGGCGCTGAACGGGCTGGTCTTGCTGATGGGGACGCCGCCGAGGCCGAAAGACAATGGCGAGGTGTTTCGTAACCGTCGTCGGGATGCGCTGGACGGCGATCCTGACACTCTGTACGTCGAGTTCAGCGCCGACAATACGTGCGATCCGACGTCGTGGGCGAAGAATCACGTCGATTGGGATCAGCTTGGGAAGGCGAATCCGAGCTTCCCGCACCGGACGTCGAAGCAGGCGGTCCTGCGGATGAAGAAGCTTCTGGGGTCGCCGGAAAACTTCAAGCGCGAGGCCCTGGGCATCTGGGATGAGGAGGGTGCTCGACGCGGAATCCCCGCGGACTTGTGGGATGGGTGCGCGGTCGAGTCTGGGCCTGAGGATGGTGTCAGGTCGTTTGCGGTGACGTTCAGTCAGGATGGGTCGCGGCAGGCGTTGGCGGCGGCGATGAAGACTGCTGACGGCGTGCATGTGGAGGTTGTCGGCGCGTACACGGGGCCGGCTGAGGCTGGCGTGTCGACGGTAGCTGACTGGCTGGCGGAGCGGCGGGACCGCGCGGCGATGATCGTGCTGTGTGGGAATGCGGGTGCGACTGTGCTGGCGGAGGCGCTGCGGGATCGTGGAGTGCGCAACCGGAAGCAGGTGCATGTGATGACGACGGTGGAGTACACGACCGCGTGCGCGATGCTCCTGGAGTCGGTGCGGGACGGGTCGGTGACTCACCCTCGGGTTGAGGACCCGACTGAAGATGCGCTCGAAAGCTCGGTGACGGTGTGTGACCAGCGGAAGCGCGGCCAGTCGGGCGCGTGGGGCTGGGAGCCGACGACGGAAGACGGGGACGAGACTCCGATCGAGGCCGTGTCGTGCGCCCTGTGGGCCGCGAAGACAACGAACCGAGTACCGGGACGGAAACAGGAGGTGATGGCATGACTCAATCTGGACTCATGTCGTCGCCGCTGATGTTCGCTGCACCGCAGATTCCAAAGTTCGCGCATCAGGATGAGCTGAACAAGCTGGTGGAAGTGTGGTCGCGGAAGCGTCCGCGCAATATCCTGCGTCAGGCATACCTCGATTCGCGCGTCCTGGTGAAGAACCTTGACATCTCCGTGTCTGATGAGATCGCTGACCTATTGGACATGGTGTGCGGGTGGCCGGAAAAGGCCGTCTACAGTCTGGCGAATCTGTGCCAGTGGGACGGTGTGACGGCTCCGGGCGGGTCTGATGACCCGTTTGAGTTGAGCGAGATCCTGCGCGCGAACAGGTTTGACGTTGAGGTCGAGCAGGCGATCGCTTCAGAGATGACGCACTCGTGCGTCTTCGTATCGACGACTCTCGGGGATGAGTCCGCCGGCGAGCCTCCGGTGGTTGTGATGCCGCATTCGGCGGAGTGGGCGACGGCCTTGTGGGATCGCCGGACACGGTCCGTGTCGTTCGCCATGACGATTGACGAAGTGGATGACTATGGGCGGCCTACACGTCTGACGATGCTGACGCGCGATGCGGTGATCGAGCTGCGCGACGTCGGTGACGGGTGGGTACAGAGTTCGGTTGTGGACCACCAGTTGAAGCGTGTGCCGATGGAGGTTCTGCCGTTTCGGCCGGCGCTGGATCGCCCATTCGGCAGGTCGCGTATCTCTCGGCCGGTCATGAACATCACGGACAGGGCGATCCGTTCGATGCTGCGCGGCGACGTTGCAGACGAGTTGTTCACGACGCCTGGCCTGCTGCTGCGCGGGATCACCAAGGAGGCGTTCGATGACCTGTCGAAGTCCTGGACGTGGAAGATGGCTGCGATCAAGGGCGTGTCTCGTGACGAGGAGGGATTGGTTCCGGAGGTGACGGCGCTCCCCCAGCAGTCGTCCCAGCCGTTTACTGAGAGGATGCGCGCCCTGGCGGCGGAGTTCTCGGGCGTGACGTCAATTCCGATCTCCCAGCTTGGAATTGTGCAGGACAATCCATCGAGTGCGGAGGCAATCTACGCGGCGAAGGAGGAGCTCGTCATTGAGGCTCAGAACGCGAACCGCGTCAACGGGTACGCGCTGAACCGCGTGTATCAGAACGTCGTGATGCTGCGCGACGGACTGGTTGAGGTTCCCGAGGAGCTGGCTGGGCTATCGACAAAGTGGCGGAACCCGTCGATGCCGAGTGTCGTGTCTCAGTCGGACGCGATGGTGAAGCAGATCTCTGCAATCCCCGACCTGGCGCAGACAGACGTGGCGTTGGAGGAGCTGGGCTACACAGACGAGCAGATCCGCCGTATTCGCGCCCAGATCAAGGTGGCGTCGGCGGCGCAGACGGTTCGTGAGGCCCTGTCGTCGGCTCGCCAGCGTCAGGAGGTGTCGACTGATGGTGTCGATGGTGGCAGCGCAGGAGTTCAGGGCGAACAGCAATCGGCTGGCGAGTCTGGCGACTGACGACCTCGCCACGTACTTCGACGCGCTGGACCTGGCGCGCCCCGAGTCGGCGCGTGATGGACTTCTGGAGTTCGTTCCTGCGCTCGCTCAGACATGGGGTGACGCGAACGCCGCGCTGGCGGCGGAGTGGTACGACGACATGCGGTCCACGGAGCGCGTGCCGGGCAGCTTCAGTGCGCGCCCGGCAGACGCGGCATCGACCACGGCGGTCCAGTCGTCGACGCGTGCTCTTGTCGGCGGCCTGTGGACTGGCGAGACATCCGGTGTCCTGGAGCTGCTGACCGGCCTACTGGTCCGCGCTGTGCTGCTCCCTGGGCGGGACACGATCACGTCGAGCGTGGCGGCGGACCCGCAGGGGTATGGGTGGCAGCGGATCGCGCACGCGCGGTCCTGCGATTTCTGCCTGATGCTCGCTGATCGCGGGGGCGTGTACCGGTCGGAGAAGACGGCGACGTTCGCGGCGCACGGTCATTGCCGGTGTACGGCGGTCCCGTCGTGGGATCCGTCGGCGCGTGAGGTTCCGGCCATGGCCTACCGGGCGTCGGACCGGATGGAGAAGGTGCGCGCACGCGCCGCTGACCCGTCTGATCCGAAGAAACAGAGGCAGGCGCAGCGCGTCCTGGACAACCACCGTGACGACGTGAACCGGTGGCTGACGAACAACACCGACCTACTCGACGAAATGCGCGCTGACCTTGTGAAGGCGGCCGCCTAAGTCTCCCACTGCCGCACAGCGTGGGCATCAACCGCGCTCAGTTGCCCTCCCGGGCATCTGAGTGATTCCGCATGGAAGGAAACACTGCAATGAGCACCATCAGCACGCCAGCCGAGAACACCACCCCCACTGAGGGCACGTCCGTGGAAGACGCCTCGATCAAGATCGAGCCGAAGACCCCAGTCCCGGAGCCTCCCGCACAGGAGGACCAGACGGACTGGAAGGCACAGGCTCGGAAGTGGGAGCAGAGGGCGAAGGCCAACAAGGACGCCGCCGATCGACTCCATGAGATCGAGGAGTCCCAGAAGACCGAGGCCCAGAAGCAGGCGGATGCGCTCGCTGCTGCACAGCGCGAGCTCGCGGCGGAGAAGGCGGCCCGGGCGGTCGCTGAGGCGGCAGCAAAGACGGGCGTTCCCGTTGAACTGCTGTCCGGCCCTGGCGATGACCCGGAGGCGTTCGCGGACGCACTCGCCAAGTGGCGGGGAGAGTCGCAGGCGAATGACTCCGATAAGGGGTCGCCGTCTGGCGTAGTCCCACAGCTCGGCAATCAGCCCGAGAACCCGGGGCCCGCGACTCTGGACGCCCAGATCAAGGTGGCGACCGAGAAGCAGGACTGGGCGCTGGTGAATCAGCTCAATGCACAGAAACTGGCCGAGATCTCGGCCTCGAAGCGATGAGGAGATAGGGGTATTCCATGCCTGGAATCACTGGAATGGGCACGACTTACAATCTGCCCAATTACGTGGGGCCGCTGATCGGCGCGTCCCCTGAGGACACTCCGCTACTGTCCGCGATCGGCGGCCTGACGGGCGGCGAGTCCGTCAAGGCCCGCATGTTCGAGTGGAGCGGCTACGACCTGCGCGAAGCCGACGATGGTCGGCAACGCTTGGAGGGCGCGGACGCGCCCGAGGCTGAGCAGCGGAAGCGGTACAACGCGTCCAACGTGGTGGAGATCCACCAGGAGTCCGTGTCTGTGTCGTACACGAAGCTCGCGGCGACCGGAGAGCGTGCGACCGACGGTGTGGCGAACGTGCCGACTGGTGGGGCGTCGAACGTCCAGTCGGAGGCTGCGTGGCAGATCGCCCAGCAGCTCAAGCAGATCGCCCGCGACGTGGAGAAGACGTTCATCACTGGCACCTATGCGCTGCCGACCGACAACACGGCGCCTCGCAAGACGCGTGGCCTTCTGGAGGCGATCACCACGAACGTGGCGACCTCCACGAACACCGCCGAAACCCTCACGGAGGACGAGATCCTGGACCTGTTCCAGACGGTGTGGGAGAACAACGGCATCCAGGAGTCCGAGACCCGCACGGTCATCGTGAACGCCGCACTCAAGCGCGCGCTGACGCGGATCTTCATCAAGGACGCGAAGTACGAGGAGTCCACTCGGAATGTCGGCGGTGTGAACCTCCAGACGTTCGAGACGGATTTCGGTCGGGCGAACATCATGCTCGACCGGTACATGCCCGCCACGAAGATGGCGGTCGTGTCCCTGGAAGAGCTCGCCCCGCGGTTCCTGGAGATCCCCGGCAAGGGGCACTTCTTCGCGGAGCCCTTGGCGAAGACGGGCGCGTCTGAGAAGTCGCAGCTGTACGGGGAGATCGGGCTCAAGTACGGGGCGGAGTGGAAGCACGGCGTCTTGACCGTGGCGACTCCTACGCCGTGACCTACCTCCGGGGGCGTGGCCGTCGCGCTGCGCCCCCGGCACCCAACCATTGGAGGACATGATGCGTATCGAGTCATCGAAGTATCCGGGTTTGCTGGTCTTGGCGCCGCGAGTCCAGTTCGTGGATGGCGTGGCCGAGGTCGACGAGGAGACGGCTGAGCTTCTGCGGCGCCTGCCTGCCGACATGGGGGTCATCGTCCCCGACGTCGACACTGGCGACATCGAGCCCATCGAGACTGGCGAAGACCCTTCGAAGCCGAAGCGCTCGCCGCGTCGGAAGGCTCCCGTGAAGGAGGCGTGACCATGGCTGATGTCCTGGAGCCGTTGGCTGACCCGACGCACTACACGGAGGGCGGGTTCGGCCCTGCGTTCGATGGTCTGCCTTCCTTGCTGGCGCGGGCGTCGCGGATCGTGCGCGCCGAGTGTGCGGCGTCGGGCGTGGACATTGACGAGTGGATCGCCAGTGGACGCGTCGATCAGGACCTGGTCGCGGACGTTGTCTGTGACATTGTGAGTTACCAGCAATCTGGACCGGGACTCGGTGTTGAGAGCGTTCAACAAGGAGCTGGCCCATATCAGGAGACTCTAAAGTACTCGTCCCCCGTTGGTAGCCTTTCGTTTACGAAGGTGCACAGGAAGAGGCTGGGTATACCGACACAGAGGGCGTTCGAAGTAGATCTACTCGCGCGGCCTGAGGACATCTAATGAAGAAGACGTGTCACATTTGCGGTAGCTCTATTTCTGGTTCAAGGGCGACAAAGTACTGCTCGACTGAGTGTCGGGCTGAGGCCGCTCGCATTCGGACCAAGAAATGGACGAAGGAGAACAGCGAATGGGTCACAGAGCGGAACGCTAGACACTACGCCGAGAATAAGGACGTAGAGGTCGCTCGTCGTCGCTTGTACCGCATGGAGCACAGGCAAGAAGAGCGTGAAAGATGGGCGAGGTGGCGCGAGTCGCACAGGGACGATGCTAGGGAAAATCAAGCAAGGTACTATGCGACGCACTCAGACAATTGGCGCGCGCAAGCTCACAAGAGGCGAGTACTGATTGCATCAGGTCCACAGCACACTCTAGGCGACGAGCTACGGGCATACTTGCTATCGTCGGGACGCTGCACATATTGCGGCGCTGTCACCTCTTGGGAACGTGGCCACATTGACCACGTTGTTCCTCTCGCAAGAGGCGGGGGCAATGACAGAGGCAACATTGTCTGGTCGTGCGCATTCTGTAATCGCTCGAAAGGTGCGAAACTGCTAGTCGAGTGGACACAAGAGAAGCGCAGAATGGAGCGCGCGTCGTGACGATCCATGGCGAGATGGTGACGGTCTTCGCGTACGCGGAGGTCGGGCGCGATGACATGAATACGCCGATCTACGCGTGGGCCCCGGAACAGACGGTCGGCAACGTGCTTGTGGGCCCGTCGTCTACGGACGACTTGGACGGGTCGACGCGGCCTGAGGGTGTCGAGGTTGTGCTCGCACTGCACTGGCCGAAGACCTATACGGGGAGCCTGCGGGGGAAGCGCGTGGAGGTGCGCGGCACACAGTACGCGGTCGTTGGCGACCCGCAGCCGTACACGGCGGCGAACACGCCGGGCGCGTGGAACCGGCCCTGCTACTTGAAGAACGTGGAGGGCTGACCTGTGGCGAACGTGCGCCTGGACCTCGACTACGAAGCGATCGCACGCCTGACTCAGGATGCGATCGAGCAGAAGACGCAGGAGATCGCCGCGCGCGCCGGGGACGGCTACACGGGGGACGTGATCTGGACGGACCGCCCGCACGGCGCCGTCCGCGCGACCACCTACGAGGCGCGTGTCGACAACGCGCGGAACAACACGCTCCTCAAGGCGGCGCAGGGAGGCTGACGGATGAGCTCCGAGTCGATCCTCATCGGCCTCCTGAATGCGGCGCCGGAACTCGTGGCGGACGGCGTGAGCGTGTTCGGCGCGGTCCCCGCGCAACGCCCAGACCGGTTCGTCACCGTGGAGCGTACGGGCGGTCAGCGTGACCGGCTCATGGACTATCCGACGTGGGCGGTTCAATGCTGGGGTGCGTCGCACGGCTCGCGGTCCGCGCGGTCGGACGCTGCCGACATGGCGGACATGGTGGCCGACGTCATCATCCGCAGGGTGGCTCTCGACGGGCGCGTGGCGCGCGTGGACGTGACCACCTCGTATCACTTCCCTGACCCGGACTCGGGGCAGGAGAGGACGCAGCTCGTCGTCACTGGCGTGCTGATGATCTGACCGCGACGGGCGGTCACCTCCACAAAGGGGCATGGCATCTCCTGGGAGGGAAATCATGAGCGGCACTGCAAGCAACGTGTCGGTGGGCAAGCCCGTCGCGGCGGGTGCGATCTTCTCCGCGGTCGCTGGGACCGCCGCCCCGACTGACGCGACCACAGCCCTGGCTGCTGAGTTCGGCGAGCTGGGGTACGCGAACGACTCGGGGCTGGTCAACAGCATCGAGACGGACAGCAATGACATCCAGGCGTGGGGCGGCGACGTCGTTCTGAGTGTGCGCACGTCTCGCAAGGAATCGTTCAAGTACACGCTGATTGAGGCGCTGAACGTGAACGTCTTGAAGGAAGCGTACGGGCAGGACAACGTCACCGGAACCCTGGAGACTGGCCTGACGATCAAGCACAGCTCGGCTGAGCTTCCCCACCGCGTCTACGTGTTCGAGATCCTGCTGACGGGTGACCGCGTGAAGCGGATCGTCGTCCCGGACGGGCAGGTGAGCGAGATCGCGGACGTGTCGTACACGGATGGTGATCCGATCGGCTACGAGACGACGCTCGTCGCCTACCCGGACGCGGCTGGTGTGACCGCGTACGAGTACATCGCGAAGATCGCTGCTGGCGGCGGCGCCTGATAGACCACCCGGGGCGGGAGTCGACGCCATGCCCGCCCGCCCCGGGTGCACACCACGGCATGGCGACACCACGACGAGAGACAGGGGGCATGGCATGGCTGCAACGGGCGGGGCGGCGCGGAAGACGCCGCAGGACCACAAGCAGAAAGCGGACGCGGAGAAGAGCGTGACGATCGACGGAATCAAGATCGTCTTCCCGACCGACATTGACGACGACTGGGATTTCGGCGTGGACATGGCCGAGTCGCAGGACGGGAACGTTGCGGCCTCGATCCGCGTCATGCGACGACTTTTCGGCTCGTCCTACGACCGGTTCCGCGCGAAGGCCCGCGGGGACAACGGGGTCGTGTCCGCCGAGAAGATGGGCGGATACCTCCGGGAGGCGATGGAGGCCCTGTCGGAGTCGTCCCCAAACTGACCATGCTCGTCTGGTGCCTGATTGAGGCGCCAGACGAGCTGTCAGCCGATTTCCAGCGCTTCTACCAGGCGTCAGACGTCCACGACGTGCCGCTGAGACTGGCGTCCGCGTGGTGTGCTGCGATGATCCGCCAGCCGGAGTCGTGGACGCGCCGCCGCCTCGTCCCGGACTGGCAGTGGGGGCTGGTCTCGAATCAGCTTTTGGCGGCCGAGGTGGACGCACTGAACGTTGCGAACTGGCAGCGCGGGAACCAGGGCCGGAAGACCGCGTCGCCGCGCCCGAAGCCTGTCCCCAGGCCGGGCGTGAAGGGGGACGGGGCGAAGTCGGAGGTCGTGTCACTGCCGGTGGATGAGGTTCGCCGCCTGCTGGCGCTCCCCCGGGTAGCGGCGGATCAGTAGTAGATGAAGTCGTTCACGACGGGAGCCTCTTCGGTGCCGGTCACGTAGCACTCGACGTTGACGGTCTGCTCGGCGCCGTACTCGTTGGTGACGTCGGCCTCGACCTTGTAGTACCACTCGTCGCTGTCTGGCAGGTATTCGTTCGTGATGAGGCCGAGGACCCAGTGAGCGTCGAAGCCGTATGGGAATTCCTGCTCGCCGCGCTGGTCGCAGGCGGTCCATCCGGTGCCGTCGTCTTTGAGTCCGCCCGTGGTGGCCTGCTCGGTGTCGGCTGGTTCTGACTCTGGGGTTTCGGTTTCTGTTGGGGTCGGTGTCGGAGTGGCGGCTGCTGGGACGGTGAGTTTGATCGGCGTTCCGCTGTACGGCTTCAGGTCGGATCCGGCGGCTGGGTCTTGGCTGAGGACTTTGAGTGTGTTGTCGACGCTGAGTTTGCCGTCCTCATCTGCAACAGTTCCCGTGTACCCCTCCTTGAGGAGCGCGGCCTGCGCGTCGGAGACGGTCATTCCGACGACATCCGGAACCGCGCCTGAACCGGAGGGCTGTTCCGAAGCCGCGCCTCCTCCTCCACATGCGGTGAGTCCGACAGTGAGCAGGGCGGCCGCCAGTGCGGCAGTGAGTCGATGGGCCATGCGCCCAATTCTACGGCCCAGCGTGGCCATTCTGGAGCGATCGGAGGCTGAATCGTGGGCACTGCTGGCGGCATCTCCATCGGCAACGCTTGGTTGAACGTGGTCCCCGCGATGAACGGGGTCGCTCCGGCCATCAACAAGGCCCTGGGCGGGGTGGACATCTCCCCGGCGACGAGGGGCATGGGCTCGAAGATCACGAGCGGCATCGGGTCAGCATTCTCGGCTGTCGCGAAGACGGGCGTAGCGGCTTTCGCAGCTGTCGGCGCTGCGGCGGTCGCGAACCTTGGGCGGGCCGTGTCCAGAACAGACATACTCAACAACTTCCCGAAGATCATGCAGAACCTGGGGTACTCGGCCGATGACGCCGACGTCTCAGTGAAGAAGATCAGCGACCGGCTCGATGGGCTCCCGTCGTCTCTTGACGGCGTTGTGAGCATGGTGCAGCAGCTTGCGCCGATCACGTCTGGCATGGACGAGGCGACCAACGTCGGCTTGGCGTTCAACGACATGCTGCTGGCGTCTGGTAAGTCGACGGCGGATCAGTCGCGGGCAATGCTCCAGTACACGCAGATGCTGAGCAAGGGTAAGCCGGACATGATGGCCTGGCGGACCATGCAGGAGGTCATGCCCGGCCAGCTCGACCAAATGGCGCACGCGCTCCTCGGGACGACCGCGAACAGCAACGACCTTTACAGCGCAATGATGGACGGGACGGTTTCGTTCCAGGACTTCAACGACGCGATGCTCCAGCTCGACAAGGAAGGCGTCAACGGGTTCGCGTCGTTCTCCCAGCAGGCTCAAGACGCCACCAAGGGCATCCAGACGGCTCTCGACAACGTCCGGAACCGCACGTCGAAGGCCATGAGCGCGGTCATCCAGGCTGTCGGCGCGGAGGATATCGCCTCGAAGATCAACGAGGCGTCGAGCGGCATTGTGACGCTTGGCGACAAGATTTCGAACACGATCAACCGGGCTCAGAACGTCGGTGATCTTGACGTGTTCGGGCGTTCACTCGTCACCGTCGCAGGTGGCGTTGCTGCGGCTGGTGCGGCTGGTGCGGCACTGAAGAACTGGGATGACGTCTCCTCGGTTCTTGAGGTCTTCAACAAGCTTCCTGGTAAGGTTGGAGACTCATTGTCATCAGCCGCCGGGGCTGTCTCGTCGAAGGGCGGGGCATTCATCAACGGCGTCGACATGCTGTTCCACCGGGATCTCGCTGAGGCCGCCACGATGGACGGTGACCCGTTCGGTGCGGCGGTCCAGCGCGTCCAGACTGGGCTGTCTCAGCTCGGAGCGCCGTTCAAGTCGATCGGCACCAAGGTTTCGGGGTGGATGGCGCCGTTCACGTCAGCGATCTCCAGCAATTTCGAGGCCGCGAAGGTCAAGGCCGGGAGCGGCATGTCGTCCGTGGGTGACGCGCTGAGGTCTGCTGCGTCGAAGGTCGGGGACTTCGCGTCGCCCGTCACGTCGCGGATCTCTGCGGTTGGCGAGAAGATCACCGGGGCTCTCTCACCCGTGAAATCCGGGATTGGGAACGTGTTCGGCGGGCTCTTCGATGGCGTGTCCGGTCCTCTTCAGTCGGGCCTCGGCAAGGTCGGGGACCTGATCGGCAAGTTTTTCAAGCCGGGCAACTTCATGAAGTTCTTCGGGCTCGGGGCTCTCGTGGCGGCAGTGGTCGCTGGTCTCGGCGCTCTCATGAGTCAGGGCGGCGGGGAGATGCTCGCCCAGTTCAGCGCGACCATGGCTGAACTGCCGGGCAAGATCGCTGATCTCGTCGGCCAGTTGTCGTCGCAGATGCCGGTCTTCATGCAGACGGGCGTCGACGTGATCATGGCGCTCCTGACGGGGATCATCCAGAACCTTCCGGCCATTCTCCAGGGCGCTGCCGACATCCTCTCGACCCTCGTCTCTGGGCTCGGCGCGGCCCTCCCGACACTGATCCCGATGGCCGTCCAGGTGATCATCACTCTCGTCACGGGCTTGCTGGGCGCGCTACCGCAGATCGTGACGGCTGGACTCAACCTTCTGGTGGGCCTGGTGCAGGGAATCATAGGAGCGCTTCCGAATCTGATTGCCGCCATTCCAGCAATCATCTTTTCAATCGTGAACACGCTCGTCACGGCGCTCCCGGAGATCTTGATGGCTGGGGTGCAAATCCTCATGGCACTCATTAGCGGGATTACGAGCATGATTCCAATGCTTGTTCAGATGCTCCCCACGATCATCGAGAGCACGGTGAGCACCCTTGTCCAGAACCTTCCGCTGATCGTCGACGCTGGGATCCAGCTTCTCGTCGCCCTGATCACGGGCTTGGCAAACGCTCTCCCGCAGCTGATCGCGATGGTTCCGACGATCATTCTGACGATCGTGCAGGTCCTGGGGCAGAGCTTCCCGAAGCTGGTCACGGCGGGCCTGAACGCGATCGGGCAGCTCGTGTCGGGCCTGGTTCAGGCGTTCCCGACGATCTGGGGTGCCATCAAGCAGGTGCCTGGCGGGATCCTGTCCGCACTAGGGAGCGTGGGGTCTCTCCTGTGGAGTGCGGGCTCGTCGATCATCGGCGGCTTGTGGGAAGGGATGAAGAGCGCGTTCGAGACTGTCAAGTCGTGGGTATCCGGTATCGCCTCGTGGATTCAGGAGCATAAGGGCCCGAAGGCCTACGACCTGGCTCTCTTGGTCCCGAATGGCGGTTGGATCATGCAGGGCCTCGGGACGGGACTGGAGCGTGAGTTCCAGAACGTCCTGGGTGATGTGGGGTCGATGGGCGCGCGCCTCCAGGCAGAGTTGTCGGGGAGCGTGATCCCGGCGGCGTCCGTGAGCCCGTATGTGCCGTCGGGGAACGCCGCGTCCACACTGCCGGCGGTGTATGTCGAGAATCCGTGGACGGGTGATCAGGTGCGGGCGACTGTCCGCGATCAGGCTGTGCGCGTGGTGAGGGGGCGGTACTGATGTCGGTGGTCGGTTGGCTGGCGTCGCATACGGGATTGCCGAGCATCTACAGCGCGGACCCCGTGCGCGTGACGTGTGGGAGTCGTGTGCTGGCAGATGGCTCGGGCCCGGTCCTTGTCTCGGATGCGCTGGCCGAGCCGGGCGCGGCGACCACCTACACGGTGGGCGATGAGA